AATGTCTAAAAGGTTTAAAGAACCTTTCATCTTACCACCACAAACTTTATCTTCTATCATGTTGTTGCAAATATATTCATTCTCAACAACTTCACCTACGGAACGAGCACGAAGGTTTAAGAAATAGTATTCAACATCAATTACTGGTAACTTATCAATATCAATATTTTCAGTAATTGTACAGTTTGTTAGTACCTGACGGACATTTCTTTCAATCGTTTCTTTATCATCTGCTTCCATAGCCATTAACAGATTTTTCTGTTCTTTAACTAAGAATGGCCTAAAACGAATCTGTTTTTTAGAAAGTGGTAATTGAATCTCATATACCGGCACATCAATTTTTGGCAAAGCCATTTCATATCTCCTATATCAAATCAAAATGAATTAATTGCTCCTGATATCAAATCAGTTATAATGTTATTTCTTAATACAGCAACAGAATTATTCTGCCATTGTTTATAAACAAAAACTACTGCTAACTTGTGGTACGAATCGGTTGACCAATCTAAATCCAATTGATTCACATCGATTGGAAATGCCTCTTGTAGTATACCGGCGTAAGTTGGTTGACCTTGTAAATTGTATTGAGTAACTGTAATGTCTGTTGCATAGTTTGCTTTGTACTCAAAATTATATGTTGTGGTTGGATTGATTAATTCCATCCAAGCATCAAAGAATATCTTCTCGTTCATATCATCAGAAACAATAAAAGTCATTGTTGCTTGTTGATAATTATTGTGATATGGAAAGTATTCGATAGGTGCAGAACCTAATTTCTTTGTTGCTGTTTCAAATGTTCTGCCTGGTAATACAGCTGTTTCACAACGAAAGGTTAAATTCTTGGCACTTGTTTTTAAATTGGCCAAGGAAAGAGGCACAGGAATGGTAACATCAAATTTTGATGGTCTTGCAACTTCTGCGTTAAAACTACTTCTAAAATCGTTTATTGTGCCTGCCATTTTTTTCCTTAACTATGTCTAATCTCATCTACCGATTCTCTCCAAACCTCAGTTGGTTTGGCACCCTTAAACAAATGGGTAGGTAAGAATACTGCCACTTCCCACTCTTTTGGCTGAATGGTAAGTATTTTTGACTTAATGTGACTATGTAAATATCTTTTGATACATGGTCTGAACTCTTTAAAGCGCTTGGACGCCTGCAAAATATCGTAGGTTACTCTCAACCTTCTAGGATCATTATCAACGTCTAGGACTGCGTATTCCATCAGTTTATCCAAAAATGCCACTCGGTATTTAATAGGCAAATAGTGTAAGTTTAATCCAAGAAAGCCATCTGGATATTTCTCTAATGCCAATACCAAAGGGAACCTATCATAATATGGTAAGTCATCTTTACCTTTTGGATCATAATAGAAATGGTATAGACCACCTAAAATGAATCTTTTGTTTTTTCTAAAATCTTCCGCAGCGATTCCACGGGGAATCTGTGAAGGATTTCTCAATTCATTAATCTTAGTCAGCAACCATTTATATGATTCTCTTGACATGGATTGCATATCAGAAGCGGACTTCTGTGCAGTAATTTGTGTAAGTTTAGATGCCATGGTGTATTTAGTTGAGGCCTAGGTGATCCTCTGTGATTAAACGAAACTCCCAACCACGGTCAGAACAATATTCCGTTGCGGCTTTCCATTTAGCTTGATTTACTCCCCAAGTACTTACCTCATTAATATATTGTTTAGTGATACGTTTTCGTTGTTCTGGTTCTTGGGTTTGTTTTTTAGGTTTAACTTCAAGTATCATTGTTTTCAATTTACCTTCTCTGGTTCTCATTTTAACAAGAAAGTCAGGAAAGTAACGATGAACTCTACCGTCAACTGGTGATTTATATGGTATAATCAGTTCTTCTGAAGCCCAGCTTAGAATGTCTGGATTACGGTCAAGCCAATCCATTACCTTTACCTCCCAAGAGGAACGATAGATTATATTGGTTGGATCGCCAATATATTTTTGGGGGTGTTTAGGTTTAAATTGTCCGGAATATGCCATAAATATATGTATATTCACATAAAAGAGAGTACCATGGGTTTACAAATAATACCTAATAGTGTTGGTGGAATAAGCACCAGTTCGATTGCTTCTGGTCCTTTGGCCAGTCTATTCACCAATAACAATCAAGTTCAAAACCTTATATTTCCATCTGATTTGGCGTCAAACCCATCGATGGGACATGCGGTACTCATTCAAGCGTACGATTATACAACAACCGTAGGTAATACATTAGGAAATATTGGTGGTACAATTAGTAATTTAATAGAAAACCCCAGCGCAGAAGAATTTGCAAACGCAATAAAACCAATAACGGAATCTATTAGTGCAGCAGTAAACAATCCCAGCATAGAAAGTTTATCCAACGCTTTAAACTCAACTGGACTTGGTACTGTGGCCACAGCCGCAAACTATTCTCCACAGAAAAAAGGTAGTCCTCTAGCAAGCGTTTCTTTATTTTTACCTGAAAATTTAACAGTAAACTATAATTCTACATATACTGATATTAGTATTACTGAAGAATTGGGTGTTGTTGGTTTTGCTGGAAATTTACTTAGTGATGCTTCTAAGATGGGTTTATCAAAAGCAATAACTCCATATGTTACTACTGCAGCAGCTACAGGACTTAACAAAGTATCATCTTTATTAGGTGGTACAGGTCAAATTGGTTCACTTGCTGCACAAGGCGCAGGTGTATTTGTTAATCCACAAATGCAATTATTGTATAAAGGGGTTGGACTTAGAACATTTCAATTAGAATTTTTAATGACACCAAAAACAGCAGCAGAAGCCAAAACTGTTCAAAACATCTGTGATACACTAACATTCTATTCTCTGCCTGGTATTGCTGGTGCACAAAGAGGCGGATCAGGTCAGTTCTTAACACCACCACAAATCTTCTCGGTACAATTTAAGTTTTTAGGACAAGATGGGGTTGTAGGTAGTATTTCTAATGTTATTAAATCTGCACTAAACAATTCTGGACTAGGTTTCTTGACACAAGGCACTACAAGTTCAATCAGTAATGCAAACGATGCAAAACTGTTTAAAGTTAATGATTGTGTGTTAGAAGATGTTACAGTTGATTATGCTCCAAACGGTTGGTCAGCATACAAAGATGGATATCCAGTACAGACTCGTTTAACATTACAATTCAAAGAGACAACGATGATTACCAAAGACCAATTTAGGGGAAGTCAAATTGAAGCTAATTATAATACTCAACAACAATTGAATTCTACATTATCTCCAAAAGAAAGTGTGGGTTAATCAATGAAATACTTTGGTTCTTTACCTCTAATTAGGAATACCGACAAGTTCGGTAATGTCAATTTATTGACAAACATATTAATTCGCACACAATTAATTCCTAAGTTAGCCAATAATCCTTTAGTGTACTATTCTTATCCTGTACAAGAAGGTGACACACCAGAAAGTATTGCAAACAAATACTACGGAGATTCATATCGTTATTGGATTACTTTGTATGGCAATCCACAAATCATTGACCCACAAGGTGATTGGCCAATGACATCAAATCAATTTTTGTTATATTTGCAAGACAAGTATGCTGTTGCAGCAAATGGTGCATCTAATGTTGTTTCATATGCTCAAGCAACACCTTATGAATATCAAAAGGTAGTGACCACAGTAGATAGTACCACACAAACAACAGTAGTCAAAACTGTGGTGATTGATTCTAATACCTACAATACTTTAATTGCGTCTACAAACAAACAGACATTTGCTGATGGCAGTTATGTAACTTATACAACATCAAAAAATATATTGTCAATATATGACTACGAACTGCAACAGAATGAAGCTAAAAGAAATATTAATTTGATTAATAGTAATTATGCTACTGATATAGAAATGCAATATAAAACTTTAGTGAGTACATAATGCCATTAGATACAAAGTATCTTCGTTATCCTACCGATTACAACTTAATAACTTTAAACTTAATAACACCATTTACTAATGGTATTGTTAACTTAAAGCCTTTCATGCAGGAATTAAGTTTGTTTGAAGATATTTACAGTTCAACCATTTCAGGTGAAGTTGTTATCTCAGATGCCTTGGGTCTCGTTTCAAAGTATTTTCTGAACGGTACTGAGTTCATTCAAATTCAATTACAAAAAACAACACAAGATTCTCAGTTTATATCCAGAAATTATAGAGTATATAAAATGGGTAAGCGAGTGACCTCAGATAGCAACAACTATGAGGTATACATTCTACATTTCATTTCTGAAGAATTCCTTTTATCTGAACAGAACCGTCTGTCAAAAGGATATTATGGTAAACAAATTGATTATATCATTGAAGATATTTTGACCACATATTTAAAAACACAAAAGAATACTTACATTGATAAAACCTTAGGACCTTACGATTTCATTCTACCAAACAAAAAGTTATTTGAAACAATTAACTGGTTATCAACATATGCAAGACCAGACGGTCAAGAAGGTGCAGACATGTTGTTCTATGAAAATACCAAAGGTTATTATTTCAAATCATTACAAAATCTTTTTGCACAAAGTTCGTATCAAACATTTAAATATGATCCAAAAAATACCAATGAAACAGATATGAATCAAAAATTATCTAATGCTTTAGATTTTGAAGTATTGGACTTCTTTGATACTCTTGGTGGTACAACCAATGGTATATTCTCAAACAAAGTAATTACATTTGATCCTTTACAACGAAAACTGAATGTAAAAGATGGCCAATTTGATTACAGTAAATATATGGGTTCCACACTAAACAAAAATCCATTGACAAATACAAGTAATGGTTACAAGAATCGTTTAGGTCAAAACATGTATTCTACTGACAGAACACAAGTGGCAGGTCTGGAAGTTGGTGCTTTAAGAATGGCATCTGGTAATCAAATGCAAAAGAAAAATCCTTATGTTGCTCAAGGACCAGATGCAGTAGCCAACGATATTAACATTGAAAAGTATGTACCTAATCGTGTAGCACAATTAGGTTTAGCAAACTACATGAGAATTAAACTGACTGTACCTGGTGATCCTAATTTGTGTGCAGGTCAAGTGGTGAACTTTAATACTTACGCTATCAATCCTGTATCATATACACAATCAGGATCAAACTCAACAAGAGAACCGGATCCGTTTTATTCTGGTAAATATTTGGTGTCTGCTGTTCGACATGTAGTTAAAAACAACGCATATATAACTATTATAGAATTAATCAAGGATAGTGTGAGCGCAAGTTATCCTGCGTTTAACAATGCAGACAGTTTACTGAATCAATTAGTTAATGGTGTACAAATATAATGCGTAATAATTTTGTTGGCCTTAATGGTTTTATCTGGTGGGTAGGTGAAGTTGAAAATCGTGCCGGCGATGAGCTAGGCATAGGTCGTTGTCAGATTCGTATATTTGGTTGGCACACATTAGATAAATCTGTATTACCTACAAAAGACTTGCCTTGGGCACATCCTATGTACCCAATTAATAATTCAAAATCTTTTTCTCAACCTAAAGTGGGAGATTGGATAGTTGGTTTCTTCATGGATGGAGAATCAGGTCAATTTCCTATTATGATGGGTGTTTTACCCGGAATTCAACAATGAGGTTAACATGCCTATACCTTTACCCTTAATTACTGCTGTAGTTGCTGGTGTTGAAACAAATCCACCAAAGCCAAATTTTAGTGGCGATTCACCAACGGCTGGAGGTCCTACAAGTCCTTCTTTAGCCAGAGGAGAAATGGCTAACACATCTATTTCTTTTTCAAATAGTAATATTGAACACGTTTGTGATATTTCTGGTGATATTAAATATGTAATCGCATCTGTTTCACTTGGCATTAAACAAGCTATTGAAGCAATTCGTCTCGCAGTTCAATCATTATTTGAAAGTAGTTCAGGTTCACCTTTTGCTGATGGTGTTAGAGGAATCATAACTGCCATTCAAGCAAAAGTAAAATTGATACAAAAATTAATAGAAAAAGCAAAAGAAGTACAAGCTGATATTGCTGGTTATATTGCACAACTTCAACAACTAGTACAATACATTCAATCTTTACCTGCAAGAATTGCTGCAGTTTTGACACAATGTATTAGTGATGCACTTTCAAGTATCTCTGGTGCAATTACTAATGCCAAAGAAATTGTAAATGCTCAAGAATCTGGTGGAAGTCTTGCAAGTGCTGCAACAAATGCCACTTTAGCATCAAATCAATTAACAACGGCACAAAATACTACTAGTGGGACTTCTAAAGGTCCACAATTACAATTAGGCTAAAAATGGCAGATTTATCTTGGACAGAACCGGAATCAGCAGCAAATACTGACTATCAACCGGTATATCCATATAATAATATAACGCAGACCGAATCTGGTCATGCACTGGAACTAGACGATACGCCTGGTCGTGAGCGTATTCGTTTGACTCACGGAAAAGCCAATACTTTTATTGAATTACATCCTAATGGTGATGAAGTACATAAGATATATGGCAACGGATATGAAATTGTTCTGCAGGATAAAAATGTTCTAATTAAAGGTGTTTGTAATATTACTGTACAAGGTGATTCTGTATTTCATGTTAAAGGTGATTCATATCAACAAGTAGACGGTACAGTATATCAAAATGTTAAGGGTAATGTTAAACAGTTAGTTAATGGTAATTGTGAACAAACTATTAATGGTGATTATGATATTAATGCTTCAGGTGATGTGAATGTCTCAGCAAAACATTTACAAGTCAATGGTGATTTGGCAGTTCGTGGTGACATTACAACTACACAAAGTGTATCTGCTGAAGGTAATATTTCTGCCGCCATGTCGGTATCAGCGGTGAAAAGTGTTGAGACTCCTGGTTTTATGGCAGCAGCCGGCATAATCACAGCAGGCGTTTCTATATTTGGTCCAATAGTATCTGATATATTTGGTTCAATAGAAGCACTTAGATTGAAGATTGATAGACACGTTCATATTGGTAATAAAGGATTTCCAACAAGTCCTCCATCAAACGGATTCATGGAATAATAAATGGGTATTTTTGCAAGATTAGGTTACTCTGGTAATACGCAATTTAATGGTGCGGACCAACTCACGCCTGGCGTTATAAACCTATTAAACAATCAACCACAAAATTTAAAACAATGGCAAATCAATGATATTGCCAATGCTTCTGCCACAGGATACTATCAGAATCCACATAATAATAATTTAGGTGCTCTTGCTGTGTTTGTTACTGGAATTATAGGTCTATCAAACACTACAACCTATAATTATAATGTTAATTCATCATCTGCAAATACAATGGGTTCTGCTGCGTCTAATGCACAATCAGCTTTGACCAGTTTTACAACTCATACAAACAATTTATCTGGAGTTACCAATTCTTCAGATAGTTCTTTATATCCTGATTTAAATTCTGCTCTAAACATCGGCCGTCAGGTTTTAAATATAACAAATCAATCTGATGGTATACAGAATAATATTCCTATTATTGGTAACTTTAGTAGTCTGTATATTGGAAATACATTAACAACTCTCACCAATGCAATTGCAAACGATTTCATTACATTAAGTCAATCAATTGGTGTGGATATGTCTGGTAATTTAACCAGTAATATATCAAACTCTGCAATGAATACTATTACAACAGATTTGACCAATTTGCAGACCACACTCAGTACACAACAAAATGCTGATATTTCTTTTTACCAGAATTCGTATGGTGTAGCAAAAGATTATACAACAACAACACAATTTAATAACTTGGGTGCAACTCAGAATAATTTGATTACTTTAATTGGTACAACTAAACTTAAAACGGATTTGGCGTCATGAACTATTCAATTTCCGTACCATTTTCAGCAATACAATTAGTCACACAATATGGTGCCAATGTTATTGTCGTTGGTTCAAGTGTAGTTTTACCTGACGGATCTACTGTTACATCGTCTTATGGTACAACTTCATACCCTCCAGATTTTGCTTACAACCAAGCCAATGCGGCAACTTCATTAGCACAGGCTGCATATTCATATGCAAACACAATTTCTGGTGGTTCCGCTATTGATAATGTGGCAAGAACGTCTGCACAAACTGCTTTTGTATTGGCTAATACAGCAATAAACTATATTAATTCTAATAATGCATATTTTCAAACTGGTTACAATACTGCAAATACAGGATATAATAATACATTATATTTACAAGGTGTTGACAATACTCAAAACAATGCCATTAATATTATTCAAGGTGTTGATACTTATCAAAATAATCAAATAACCTCACTCACTACTTTTACACAAGCAGCCTTTAATACTGCTAATGCAAGTTCGCCTGCTGCAATACAAGCATCCTTCAATACTGCTAATGCCGCTTTTATACAAGCAAATAATGCTTCATCAAATACAATATATTTACAAGGTGCTTTGGCCTCAGAAAATGCCAATTCAACTTTATTATTCACATATATTAATCAAGCCAATGCTAACATTGGATTACTTCAATCTTATGTCACTCAATCAAATGCTAACATAAGTTTATTACAAGCTTATTCAAGTCAGGCTAACGCCAATATAGCTTTACTTCAGGCTTATGTAAATCAAAGTAATGCTAATATCAGTTTGTTGCAATCTTATTCTAACCAAGCTAACGCCAATATCGCTTTATTACAAACATATGCAAATCAATCTAATGCAAATGTTGGATTGTTACAAACATACGCCAATCAGTCAAATGCTAACATAAGCTTACTTCAGGCTTATTCCAATCAAGCCAATGCTAATATTGTTTCATTACAAACGTATTCTAATCAAGCTAATGCTAATATAAGTTTACTACAAGCATATGCGAATCAGTCCAATGCCAATATAAGTTTATTACAAGCTTATTCAAGTCAGGCTAACGCCAATATAGCTTTATTACAATCATATTCAAACCAAGCCAATGCCAATATTGTTTCATTATATTCTTATTCTGGTGCAGCATTTGCCAAAGCAAACAGTTCGTTGCAATTAAGTGGAACAACACAAACTGTAAGTAGTAACGTCACCATTCAAGGCAACTTATCAGTAACAGGTAATGTTTCTTATACTGGTAACGTAACTACAATTCAAATTACTGGAAATACCGGTCAATTCTTTGGTTATACGGCGAATGGTTTTAATGCACTCTATGCTGGTATTCCTACTGGTTATTTTATTGAACCACAGATGGTCTATCAAATCACCAGTAATTATAATGGTTATACTGGTGGCATTAACATGCAGAATATTAATTCTGGTGCCAATGCCTCGGCGGATTTATTCATTACAGCAGACAACGGAACAATTAATGATGGTTATCTCGACTTAGGACTTGGATCAAGTACATACAATTATCCTGGTTACAGTCTAATAGGAAAAAATGATGGTTATCTATTTGTGACTGGAAATACAACTACTGGTGGTGGTAATACAATTATTGGCACCGGATTAAATAATGATGTTATATTTACTTTAGGTGGAATTAATACAATAAATGAAGTTGCTCGTTTTAAATATAATACTGGTTTAGTAGTAAAACAACCAATTACATTTGTAGATAATACTACTCAAAACACAGCTGCATCACCTGCATCATATTCTCAAGCAGCTTTTGCACAGGCCAATACTGCGCCAAGATATGTAAGTAGTTCAACTGCACCAGTAAGTCCAAGAGTTAATGACATGTGGTATGATACTGACAATGATGTTCTGCTTCGTTATACTAATGATGGCACTTCAAACAATTGGATAGATATTACAGGTCCAATTTTTAGGTCTACTTTCATTAGACCAACATATCAAGTAACTGCTAACGTATCATAAGGATTAAAAATGTCAGTTAATGAAGGGAATACAATACAATACACAGTAGCTACTACTAAAGTTACTGATGGTACAACTTTGTATTGGAGAACTACAGGTAATGTAAATTATGGTCTTTGTGGTGCTTCTCAAATTTCTGGAAGTAACAATGGTACTATTGTTGTTACAAACAACCAAGGTGTGTTTAATGTTAGTTTAAATTTAAATCATTTTACTGACAACACAAGAACTTTAGGTATTGGATTATCATCTACTCAATGGGGACCAATTATTGGTGCAACAGCACAATCAATTACTATTAATGATACATCTAGAAGTTCATATTCTATAGCTTATGCAGTAATTGGCGGAGGAGGATCTCCAGGAACAGGAAATATTTACGGTGGCGGTGGTGCTGGAGGTGTAGTTACGGGTACGGCAACAGTCAATAGTAATTTAACTTATACAATTACTGTTGGTGGCGGTGGCGCAAGCGCAGGTTCTCCAGGAAATTCAAGTGTATTAACCGGTCCCACTCCTTCGCCATTCAGTCCTGTTACTGCTTATGGTGGTGGAGGAGGAGGTAATGGTAATCCAACTACCGCACCAGGTGCCACCGGTAAAACTACTTGTGCTAGTGGTGGTGGTGGAGGCTATTATGTTCCTTCTCCCGGTACCGTAACGGCTGAACCTGGAGGAACAGCAGGACCACAAGGACATGCAGGGGGATATGGTGCAGCTTATTATAGTGCGACACCACCTATAAGTCCTGTACAAAATTTTGCCGGAGGCGGAGGAGGTGGTGCTGGCGCTGCAGGAACCTCTGCAAGTTCATTACCAACTGCAGTTGGCGGATCGGGTGGAGCAGGAATAACTTGGCCTTATACTGGAGGAACTTATTATGCCGGAGGAGCAGGAGGTTCAGCTAGTGGATTTCCTAGTCCCGCAACACAAGGTTCCGGTGGTTTAGGATATAATTATTATGGCGGAGGTAATTCTTATCAAGGCGCTGTACTTTTAGCTATTCCCACTTCAAATTATCCTGGAAATCCTGCATACGCTCCTTTCGCAAGCGTTAATCCGCCAGCAGCACCAGGTTATACAATATTACTTTATTCGAGTTCTGGTACATACACCGCTTAAAGGTAAATTAAATGGCATTTCCAACTTCACCTGCAAATAATCAATTTGCTATCGTCAACGGCATAGAGTATGTATGGAATGCTACCAAAGGTGCGTGGTACCGTTATGGCGATGCTACCGTTAATATAATTACAGCAAATACTTTTCAACCATTAAGTAATATTGTTTTTTCTGATTCTTCAATACAAACTTCTGCTTACAACACCAGTTTACAAATATATTTCTCAAATACAACAGGATCATCATCATATACAACTGGTGCAATTACTATTAATGGTGGAGTTGGTATTTCTGGAAACATTTATTCCGGTGGAATTATTTCTTCTAGTGGAAATATTATTTCTAGTGGAAACATATATTCCAATGGAATATCTTCAAACACAATTGTGTCCGCATCAAATATAGCAAATAATTCTGTTGGTTATTTGGGATTACCACAAAATATAGTATCATTAAATTATACCTTAGTTATTACCGATTCAGGTAAACACATTTATATGACACAATCGGCCAACACAGGTAATTTGACTATTCCACAGAATTCATCAGTTCCATTTCCTGTTGGAACAATTATCACTTTAGTAAATTCACCATCTTATTCATCTAATATTGTTAATACAGGAACGGCAACTTTATATGTTGTTGCAAATTCTACTCCTAGAACAAGTATACAAATTGGAAGTTTTGGTATCGCATCTTTAATTAAAATTGCATCAGATACTTGGTATGTGTCCGGTTCAGGAATAACTTAATGGGTCATTTTTTTGTTTTTAATCCTTCTTCGAGCACAACTTCACCACCAGGTGCAACATATACGCTTAATTATTTAATAGTGGCTGGTGGAGGCGCAGGAAATCCAACTTCCTTAGGAGGATTTTTTGGAGGTGGTGGAGGTGCTGGGGGATTTATTTGTTCTTGTCTAACGGTCACAACTGGAGTACCATATGTAATTACTGTTGGATCCGGAGGTAGTGTAAGTGCTTACCCAATTGCAAGTAGTTCAAATGGAACTTCTTCAAGTATTTCTGCACCATCTGTACCAAGTTTTACTGTTAGATCCGCAGTAGGTGGTGGTCATGGAGCTACTGGGAGTGCTACTGGTGGTGCAGGTGCTACGGGTGGATCGGGCGGTGGCGGTACAGGTTATCAATGTAGTCCTCCTGCATGTAATTCACATTTAGGTTTAGCGGTAGGAAGTCCTGGCCAAGGGGTTGCAGGTACACAAGGATATCCTGGCGGATCAGGAAATCCAAGTAGTTCCGGTGGAGGAGGAGGAGCCGGAGGATCAGGAGGAACTGGTTGTTTTAGAGGCGGTAATGGTGGACTAGCAAAAATTTGGACATATACTGGACTTTATTATGCGGGTGGTGGTGGAGGAGGCGCATATTATCCTACTGCACCAATATCACCACAAAAATTTGGTTACGGTGGCGGACAACCTCCAGCCAGTCCTTCACTTAAAGGTGGTGGAGGTGACGGCAGTAGTCCTACATGTAGACCCGGCAAAGCGGGTACTCCTGGTACCGGGGGTGGAGGTGGTGGTGCAAATTACGGAACATCTCCAAGAAGTTGTGGAGGCAACGGCGGAAGTGGTGTAGTTATTTTAGCTGTGCCTACTGCAAATTATCCCGGATCGGCTCCTGGTGCTACAGTAACTTGTGCTCCTCCATCATATCCAGGATTTAAATTAATAACGTATACTTCTTCAGGCAATTATATTGCTTAATGGAAAATTTCGAATTTTTGCGTTCCGGCCCCAAATTTTTCCGGCGCATATACTAGGTTCCAAAAAGCGTTTTTACTCCGAGGCGTAATAAATAAAGAATGGCAATGAATTACATTTACTCAGACTTAGATTTAACCTTTCTCCCATCACCGGCGACAGGTGATGTGTCTTTGAAGTATAACGAACAAGCAGTCATCAGGTCTATTCGTAACTTACTATCAACCAGTCTATACGAGAGACCATTTCAACCAGAGGTTGGAAGTACATTAAACGCATTACTATTTGAACCAATCACATCAATTACTGCCACTTTGATTGAAAATGAAATAGTTCGTATGATTAAAAACTACGAACCAAGAGCAACAGTAAGTCAACTCAATGTGACGGCTAATCCAGATGGTAACGCATTTAATGTAGCACTATATGTTTACATTGGTAATCAGACAACACCAACAGCAATTAATCTATTATTACAGAGGACCAGATAATGGCCGCAAATACAAATACGCAAGTAGTAAGCTTAGACTTTGATTCGTTAAAGAATAATTTTATTACCTATCTTCAAGGTCAAGATACATTCAAGGATTATAACTTTGAAGGTTCAGCATTGAATCAATTAGTTGATGTGTTGACATATAATACTCAATACAATGCCTACTATTTAAATATGGTAGCCAATGAAATGTTCTTAGATTCTGCTACACAAAGAAGTTCTGTTGTCTCTCAAGCAAAGGTATTAAACTATACACCACAATCAGCCATTGCACCTACTGCAACAGTTAATGTTACTTTCACTAATGTTTCTACCAGTTCTTTGACATTACCTGCCTATCAGACATTCAGTTCTTCAGCAATCAACGGTGTAAACTATACTTTCGTTAATCCTAATTCTTATACAGTTAATGTTTCCAATAATACTGCTATATTCCCAAATGTACAGATTAAACAAGGTGTATATGCGACTTATCGTTTTACTGTAAGTTCTGCTACAAATCCAAATTACATTTTTGAGATTCCTGATAGTGCAATTGATACTACCAGTCTACAAGTGTTGGTACAAACATCATCTTCAAATAGTTCATATACAATTTACAATCAAGCAATGCCTGCTGATTACTTAACATTGGATTCTACTTCACAAGTTTATTTCTTACAAGAAGCATTGAATGGTAATTATGAAATCTATTTTGGTGACGGAGTTTTAGGACAACAATTGGTTGACGGTAATATTGTTGTTGTCAATTATGTTTCAACAGAAGGTACTGCGGCTGCAGGTGCCAATTCATTTGTATTGTTGAATACTGTCTCTGGATATTCTCCTTCTGCCGTATTATCTGTTACTCCAGCAACTGCCGGTTCAGATAAAGAAACAATTGATTCTATTAAATTTCAAGCACCAAAAACATTTGCTGCTCAAGGTCGTGCTGTAAGTAAATCAGATTATATTTCAGCAATTCAGCAGAACAATCAAGGTTTCTCATTTGATGCCGTTAATGTATGGGGTGGAGAAGAAAATAATCCACCAGTTTATGGTCAAGTATTCGTTTCTTTGAAACCTACAGGCGCATACAACTTAACTAATGCACAGAAACAAGCTATTATTACCAATATTATTCAACCTATTTCAGTATTAACTGTAACTCCTACTATTGTTGATCCCGATTATACTTACATCAAAATTAATGTTAATGCTTTGTATGATCCAACAAAAACAACATTGACTTCTGCTCAGTTAGAGACAGGTATTACATCATCAATTCAATCTTTTGCCACAAGTACATTAAATACTTTTAATTCTACATTTAATGCTTATGATTTATTGAGTGCCGTTCAGACTTATGATGCTTCAATTATTACATCTGAATATTCAATACAATTACAGAAGAAATTCTTCCCCAATTTAACAACACCAACAACTTATACACTATCTTATAATACACCATTAGAACGTGGTGTGTTTTCAAGTGGTGTCACTAGTTCACCTGCTATGCAGTTTATTGATAAGTCAAATACTGCCAATATTATTGATGGTGTATACCTTGAAGAAGTTCCACAAGAAACTCATGGAATTGATAGTGTTTCCGTTATTAATCCTGGTTTCAACTATACGTCAGCACCTACTGTAACAATCAATGGTGATGGTACAGGCGCAACAGCAGAAGCAGTTATTGCTGGCGGTAGAATACAGAGTATTATTGTTACAAATTCTGGCAACAACTATACATCAGCAATAGCAACTATTACTCCTGTTGAGGGTGATACTACTGGTCAAAATGCTGCAGCCGTTGTCAATTTAGAAGGTCGTTATGGTATAATTAGAAGTTACTATTACAGTACAAATAATAATGTTAAAACTGTTTTGAACACCAACGCAGGAACAATTGATTATGATGCTGGTGTGGTTACATTAACTTCATTTGGTCCACTCAATGTTGATAATGTTTTAGGTCAATTAGCGGTAACAGTAACACCAAAGACTTCAATCATTTCTTCTACATACAATGGAATTATTACAGTAGATCCATTTGATATTAATGCAATTACTGTATCCGTTAATGCTAAAACAACAAGTTAATTAAATGTTACTAAGTAACCAAAAAACTTCTTTACAAGTACCTTTTCAACTTCCTGCGTACATTCGGGATGATCCCAACTATGCCAATTTTGTATTGTTTTTACAGGCATATTATGAATGGTTGGAACAACAAGATAATGTTACCGATGTTAGCAAGAATTTATTAAACTATAAAGATATTGATTCTTTAGAATCCGCCAATGTTGCATTGAGTGGTTCTAGTGCCGTTGTTGAACAGTTTATAGATTACTTTGAAAATGATTTTCTTTCTTACTTTCCAACCAATATTTTAGCAAATCAAACGGAAGTAATTAAGTTAGCAAAACAATTATATCAATCTAAAGGTACACCTGCTTCCTATAAATTTCTTTTTAGAATTCTTTATAATAGTGATGTTGACTTTTTCAACACCAAAGATGCAGTATTAAAGGCATCGTCAGGTACATGGTACATACCAAAGAATTTAAATGTTGGTTCAGTTGACGCAACTCAACTTCAATATTGGAGTAATCTTGCTGGTTTAAAAATTGTAGGTTTAACATCAAAAGCAATTGCTGTTATTGAAAATACAGTTATTACACCATCACAAGGAGTTGAAGTATTTCTTACTGAACTTGATAGAGATTTTGAATCAGGTGAGACTGTTAATATTATTGATAAAAATAATCAATTTGTTTATGATCCTAATAATAATCAATTTCAAGGACAAATTGTTGGTCAATTAGGCCAAATTGCTATTAATCCTAATTACCGAGGACTGTATTATAAAGTAGGTGATCCAGTAGTTGTTTATGGTGGTTTATTTTTCTCTGGTTCTGCTCCTGCTACAGCTCAGGTATCTGGAATTTCTCAAGGTTCTATACAATCAATTAATGTGTTGCAAGGTGGTTACGGTTATACCGCAAACCCTAATACTACTATCAATTTGACAAATGCACCTGGTGCTTCTGCTGCAGTTGCTTCATTGAATCCAGCAAATTCTGGCATTAGTGTTGTTGCATTATTACCAACAGATGCTCTATTGTATGTAAATGCAGGTCAAGGACCTACGATTGGCAACACAACATATTCTTTCTTTGCAAACAATTCAACTGCAAATGCTAATACATCTTTAGCAAATACTTTTTCGTTTACTTCTTTTACCACTTACCCAATATCAGCAGTTGGATTAGTGGCGGCAGGTTCAGGTATTACTCAACAACCTACTGTTACTGCCACTTCAGGTTATCAAACAACCAATTCTGCTGTTGTTGCAGACTTATCTGATATGGGTATATTGGCACCAATTCAGATTATTAATCCTGGTTTAGGTTATCACGCCAATGATATTATTACAATTACGGGTGGTTCAGGTTATGGTGCACACGCCAATGTATTGAGTGTTAATGCTAATGGTGCTATTACAAGTGTAGGTTACACATACTCTCCATTACACTATACACCTTTACATCATTCTTTGGGTGGAATGGGTTATCGACCAGACCAATTACCTACTGTAACAATTACTACATCAAATACCTCACCTGCCACATTATCTGTACCTGGAATATTAGGTACAGGAGCTACTTTCTATACTACAACAGACCGTGCGGGTGCTGTTTCTCAAATTCAAGTTACCTATGGTGGCACCGAATACATTGCTACACCAAACGTATCGTTGACTGTACAAGACTTGTTGGTAACAGGAATTTCTGCTGCATCATTACCTAAATCTGGTGCAACGATTTATCAGGGAACAAATTACTCAACTGCAACTTACAAAGCACAAGTATCTTCAGTTACAGCTTATACATTATCTTTGGATCCTTTAAAATCTGTATACACAATGCGAGTGTATAATTATAGTGCTCAACCAAGTACCACAACACAGGTAAAAGTATTGGGCACAAGTACAGTATTCAACATAGCAAGTTCTTTACCTAATAGTGTCACCACTTACGGTGATGGTACGGCACAGGCTACTGCAACATTCTTAAATGGTTTGAATGTTGGTAAAGGTCAATACTTAGATAATTCAGGTCAGTTAAGTTCTTATGATGTTCTACAAAGTACCGAATATAATAATTACACTTATGAAATTACATTAGAAAAAGAAATTTCTGCGTATAAGAAGATTCTACTAAATTTATTGCATCCATCTGGTACTCAAGTATTAGGTCGTTACAAGATGACCTCAAGCAATACATTTAATAGTTTTGCTGCTGATGCGTTTGAAGGAGGACATAACTTATCTTTCTATACTGGTACAACCAATACTTTGGCCAATGTTCAAGCCAATTTTGTCAATCAAAGTAACAATATTATTACATTCACCAATTTGTATGGTGCCAATTTAGCTTCATTTATAAACACTAATAGTAGTATACTATTAACAACATCCAATGGATTTACAATTGCTTCTTTGGTGGCCAATGTAAATTACACCTCCAATACGGTTACTTTGGTGGACAATACTTGGTTGACCTTTGCAAATGTTGCTTATGTGACTGCCAATGCTGGTTCAAACGTAATAAATATAAACACATTGACTGGTTCCTACGATATTATCAATAATGGTCAATATAGCAATACTGCTTATCCATTATATGACATCGTGTATGCTGGTGACAAAGTTCAAGTTAACAACCAAATTGCTGTAGTTTCTAGTATTGATTATCCTAATGGTAGGATTAAACTAGCGAACACATTGACATACGGAATTTCAAATGGATTCATGTCAGTCAATAGAACAGTCAGCACAGATAATGTAAAAATATATGGACCTTTAGGAACACAATATTTCCCTGAGATTTTAACAGAAGATGGAAGAATAATTTTAACAGAAGATGGAAACATTCTCTTACTAGGATAAAAAATGAGTACCGTAAAAATATCGCAACTACCAATTTTTAGTATGATTAATGCTAATACTGCAAACACTTTGTTTGTTGGGGTAGACATACCAACCGATACAACTTTTCAGTTAACCGCTCACACTATTGCACAAGGTCTTTTTTCACATGAAATTTTAAATGTTGGTGCTAATCCTGTACTTTTTACTAATACCTCCGCACAATTTTCAGGTTCAGATCCATCATTCTTACAAATCAATAATCAAAACTTTAATGCCAATGGTTCAGCAGATTATATTGCAACTGCCGATATTGGTGGAAACGCCAATAATTTTATTGACTTAGGTATTAACAATTCACTATTTAACGGTGGTGTTGCTTTCTCATCAATGAAAGCACTCGATGGGTATCTGTATGTACATGGTACAACTGATACATCTTCTGATGGTAATTTAATCATTGGTACCGCATCAACAGGAGCCAATGTAATTTTTGTTGCTGGTAATACTACTGCACAAAATATTATTATGACTTTAACCAAGTCTGGTTTAGTATTGAATACACAATCAAGTCTAACCGTTTCTGCAAACATTATTGCCAACACAATTACAACAACCTCAGGTAATTTGATATTGGATCCACAAGGTTTATATGACGTGGTTCTCCCATCGGGGACTGAACTTTATATACAATCAGGAAATAACGCTACTTCAAATACAAATGGCGCACTCATTGTAACTGGTGGTGTTGGCATATCAGGAAATGTATATTCAGGCGGTATTAATATTACTGGATCCGGTAACGGCGTAACATTTGTTGATGGCACCACACAAACAACAGCAGGATCTTCTGTAGCAAATACTGTATATCTTCAAGGTGCTTTGAATTCTGCTAATGCAAACATTGGTTTACTTCAAGCATATGCAAACCAAGCTAACGCCAATATTGCTTTGTTGTTTGGTATTGAGAATAGTCAAAATGCTAATATTATATCATTACAATCAAATGTTTCTTCAATCAATACCTATGCCTATTCAGCATACAATAAGGCAAATACTCCATGGAGTTATTTGTCCAATGGTTCATATACATTGTTGGTACAATCTGATGGTCAATTAGTATTACCACAAACAACTCTTGGTGGCGCAGCAACAGGATCATTTACATCAACATCAAATGTTTCAATTAACGCAGCAGGAAATTTATGGAAATTTGATAACCTTGGTAATTTAAATGGTCCTTATGGTGTAAACCTAACGACTGCTGGTATTCGTTATAATGATGGCACATATCAAAACACAGCTGCTTCGCCTGTATCGTACTCTCAAGCATCATTTGCTTTGGCAAATACAGCATTACAGAACACTACAACTGTTATTGTAAATGGAATGAATGCTGCAACAATCAATACATCATCAGTTTATACTCCTAATACAATTCTCAATAATGGTTTGATAACTAGTGCAAACGTTCAGGCCAATTATGTGGTTGCTAATAACATTGGTAATTCAGTACAAGTTGGTATTCTAGTAGGTTCATCATATTGGAACTTTACTGCAAACAATGGTCTGTATGCAACAGGTAACGTTTGGGTAAACAATTCTTATAACACAGGTAATGTAACTGCAAACACAGTTGTATATGGTTCTTCTGCTGCAGCATCACCAGTAACACAAGGTACAAGTAGAAGTACATCAGTTACCGCCAACGGAACATCAGGTCAAATCATTTGTTATCCAACAGGCGCATGGCAACATCAAACTGGTTATGTGTTTACTGTAAATAACAGTTCAATTCTACACACATCTGACGTGGTCTTTGTTTCTATTCAAAGTACCACTTGTCCTGTACCGCAAGTTTCTGTTGCTAACACAAGAGTTGGTAGTTTTGACATTTGTATTTACAATGCTGGTGGTGCGGGTCAAGATGGTCCATACACAATGAACTTAAACTTTGGTGTCATCAGAGTTGGTTCTTAACGAATAAATAAATCATGGCTAATAAAAATATACTAACTTACGCAGCAAAAGTTTCTAACGTAGAACAAGTTTACTATGCTCCTGTGGCCGTGTTACCAATATCGGGCACCACAATTAGTGCATTGTACGCTTTTATTGCTCGTGTTGATCCTTGGGCAGTTGATTCCAATCCAGATAAACCTGTTCAAACTCAAGCATATTTAAAATCTGTATACAAAAATATTTTTGCACTCAAACAGATTACTTCTAATAATGTTAGTCCTGTAGTTCCTCGTATTGATTGGACTACTGGTACTGTCTATGCTTATTATCAAGATACAATTGATATGTTTTCACAGGATGCCTATGGTAATCCTTTATTGAACTTCTATATTAAAAACAGTTACGACCAAGTTTTCAAATGTTTATGGAATAATAATGGTCAAGCTTCTACTGTAATGCCTTTCTTCCAACCAGGAACATACGGCACAAACAATATTTTCCAAGGTGCAGACAATTACAAATGGAAGTACATGTACACCATTAATTCTGGCACCAAAAGAACATTTATGGATTCTACATGGATGCCGGTACCTGTAGGTAACAATACAGAAGGACCAGTTTTTGCTACGACTGCTTCTGGTGCAACAGATTTTACTAATCAGATTGGTGCTTTTGCTGGTGATATTGAGGTTATTAATGTGATAAGTGGTGGTAGTGGGTATTCAAATACCGTTTTACCAACAATTACCATTACTGGTGATGGTACTGGTGCTACTGCTCATGCAACCGTAAGTGCCAATGGTATTATTACCGATATTGTCGTGGACACACCAGGTCAAAATTATACTTATGCGACAGTTACTATCACATCTACTGGTGGTTCAGGCGCATCCGTAGTAGCTCCAATCAGTCCAGTAGGCGGTCACGCATTTGACCCTGTGGCCGAACTAGGTTGTAACCATGTAATGTTGACTTGTGAGTTCAATGGATCAGAAGGTGGAAATATTCCAACTGACATTCAATACCGACAAGTAGGCTTTATTACCAATCCTACCGCCAAGAGTTCGTATCCATATCCAGCCAATAGTTCAATCTATAATGCCTCAACTCAAGTAATTGTGGCACCAGGTTTTGGTTCATACAATGTTGACGAAATTGTATATCAAGGAACTTCTACTAATCCATCATTTGTTGGTACAGTACTTGATTTTAGTTCAGCAAACAATGTTTTAAGCGTAATAAATACCACAGGAAGTTTAACTATTAACTCTCCAATATTTGGTCAAAGTAGTGGTACAACAAGAACAATATTAAACTATAGCACGCCAGACATTCTCCTACCATCAGGATATATTTCATATATAGAGAATCGTTCAGCAATTCAAAGAAGTCCAGACGGAATAGAACAAATTAAGTTTGTATTAGGATACTAAAGGTAAAAGATGACAATCAATTTTAATGTAAGCCCTTATTTTGATGATTTTGATCCAACAAAGAATTTTCATCGTATTCTTTTTAAGCCTGGTTATGCTGTTCAAGCTCGTGAATTAACTCAATCACAAACCATCCTACAGAATCAAATTTCAAATTTTGCTTCTGCTATCTACTCACAGAATACACCAATTTCTGGTGGTAAAGTAACAACCAATTTAAATTGCTATTACATTCGTTTGAACCCCACATTTGGTGGTGCAACCATTTCTGCTGGTAATTTTTTAAACAAGACCATTACTGACGGAACTGGTACAGTATTAGCTAAAGTTATTGCTACTGCTGAAGGTGTAACTGGTGGAGATCCACCCACATTAATTGTTACCTACATTTCAGGTACACAATTTACAGACAATGCAACCATCACAGCAACTGATGGTTCAAACTTTCAAGCTCAAGTTGCTCCATCTGTAACAGGAACACCTTCTACAGGTTCTTCTTCAGTTGCTTCCATTTCTTCTGGTGTTTACTATATCGTAAATGGTTATTCACAATCATCTACAGCTAATGCTGACGGAACATATAACACTTATTCAATTGGTAACTTTGTACAAGTAAATCCACAAACAGTTATTCTAAGTAAGTACAGCAATACACCAACATATCGTATTGGTTTAGAAATTAATGAGAGTATTGTTTCTTATGCTTCAGATTCTTCATTGTTGGATCCAGCAATTGGTGCATCTAACTATCAAGCACCAGGTGCAGACCGTTATCAAATCACTTTAACACTAACCACATTCCCATTGACTGTTGGTGGGGATTCTTCATTCATTGAATTGGTCCGTATTGATAATGGTACAATTGTTAAACAATCCGACACAACAGTTTATTCTGCCATCGATGATTACTTTGCTAAGCGTGATTATGAAACCAATGGTGATTATGTTGTACAAGATTTTAAATTAACTCCTTCAGCAAATACTTCTAACTCAGCACAATACAATTTAAGTATCTCTAAAGGTATTGCTTATGTTCGTGGTTATCGTGTAGAGAATCAATCTGCTCAAGTATTGACTAGTGACCGAGCAAGAACAACTCAAACTGTACCATCAAACTCTATGTTTGTTGATTATGGAAATTATTTTGTTGTTGATACTGCTAATGGAGTATTTGATGTAACTACACAACCAACAGTTGATTTACATTGCGTACAAGCAGCAAACATTCTTTCTACTAATACAAACGTATATTCTTCTACATTAGTTGGTACTGGTGTAATCAGAGGATGGCAGTATGTAAACTCCAATGGATCCAATACTGCTTCTTATGTTTTCAATGCTTATGTTTCTGACATTGTTACTAATACATTAAGTGGTAATACAAGTTCAGCTACACCAACAACAATTACATTTAATGATATTAGTGGTACATTCTCACAATCAGCTAATGCTTATTATGGTGCCGTACTTACCATCAATTCAGGCACAGATGCTGGCGATTCTAGAACAATTGTTTCTTATAACGTATCAACTAAAACTGCTACTGTTAATCCTCCATTTACACAAACACCAGATTCAACTAGTAAATTTACTATTTCGTTGAGTGTGTCTAATGTTAATGCTATCGTACAAAAGAATGCTTCTTATGGTTTAACTGCTAATGCTAATATTAGTATTGCTGGTGGTGGTAAATCAACTCCATCAATAGTATCACCAACTGTTTTACAATTAGGTGGTTCACCAGAATTGATTTTCCCATTGGGTTATCCTTACGCCAATACTGTTTCAAATACAACATATTATACAACACAAGTATTCCGCAATCAAGGTTTCAATGCCACAAGTAAAACATTAACACTTACTACAACTGCACCTTTGGCATTCCAAGGTCCTGTAGGTACTCCATTTAACGGTAATGTACTCAAACAATTATATACTTTAGTTAATAATAGTACAGGTCAAATCCTTGACTTTAGTGTTTCAGGTAATACAGCAAATATCACTTCAGCAACCTCTATTACATTTACTTCAAACACATACTCTACTGTTTCTAACGTAACAGTTATTGCTTCAATGTATGTTTCTAATGGTGATGGTTCTTCTAACATCCTTAAAACCAAAACATTAAATACTGGTAATACAACATACGGTAGTACAGGTCTTACCGCCATTACTGGTGTGTCAAATACAACTCTTGACCTTACTAATGGTCAGGCATATATTTTAAATTCTGCCATTAATGCCAATACTCCATTTTCTTTATATGTAACTGACGTTAAGAAAGTGGCCAAGATTATTGACACAGGAAGTCCAAGTGTGTCTGCTGCTGGTGTGGCACTATCTACATTTACTGATGTAACAACTTCATTTGCTTTAGATAACGGACAACGTGATAGTCATTATGACTTTGCAACATTGAAGTTGTTACCTGGTGTACCAAAACCTAAAGGTAATCTGTTAGTTGTATTCAACTACTACTCTCACGGTGGTGGTGATGGTTACTTTAGTATTAATTCTTATACTAATGATTCATACGCCAACATTCCATTCTACACAGCCAAAGATGGTATAACATATGCACTCAGAGATTGTTTGGATTGGAGACCATCAAAAGCTAATGGCACAACATCATACTATGGTGGTTGGGAATACAAATATCCAGGTAGTAGTCAAGGAATTTTAATTCCTAATAACTTCTCAAATGCACAAAACATTTATCAATACTATTTGGGAAGAAAAGACTTATTAGTTTTAACTAAAGACAGTCAGTTCCAAATTATTGAAGGTTCACCAGCAAGTGCACCTTTGCCACCTTCACAACCTAATGGTTCGTTGTTGTTAGCCAATCTCACATTAGATCCATATACAGCTTATGTACCTGGTCAAAATCCAGATGGCGTTACATCAAACTTGTCAATTAATAAAGTTGTACATAAGCGTTGGGCTAAATCCGATATTACAGATTTACAAACTCAAGTAAACAATTTAGAATACTACACAACATTGAACTCTTTGGAACAAGCGGCTTCTGGTCTATCTGTTTCAAATTCTAATGGTGTAACAAGACCTAATTATGGTATTCTTGTTGATGATTTTAATTCTTTTGCTGCAGCAGATACAACTAACCCAAATTATGCCGCTAATATTAATATTAGAAAAGGTCAAATGGGACCAGTAACTAGTGTTAATAACTTCCAGTTACAAAATCCTGTTGTAATGAATTCTTTGGGTAGTTTATATACTACAAACAATAATTATGCTATCAATAACATTGGTGGTACTGCAACAAACATCTTCACATTACCATACACTACTGCCAACTTAGTAGTTCAGCAATTAGCAAGTAATACAATTAGTGTAAATCCATTTAGTGTTGTTACCTATCAAGGTGTTGCAACGTTGAATCCTCCAATGGACAATTGGGTTAACACAACAGAAGTTCCTAGTGTTCTAATTACCGACCCAACATTACAAATTAATCAACAGGCTGGTGGTCTGAACTTGACTAACATGGGAGATTTTGCTTCCTTACCTGGAACAACTTCTGTTGTTGGTACAAATCAAAGTGGTGTTGCTACACTAAACGGAACAAATTCAACTTCTGCTCCATTACAACAAGGTGGTACGGGTTCAAGTACTTCTTTTGTGGCCGTACCAACACAGACTTATGTAAGTCAAATTACTGGTCTTAACAATGCTCAAACATCTACTGCAACATCTACAGCATTAACATCTGCTGATGGTTATATTACAAACAATGCAGTACTACCAAATATCAGAGCACAAGAAGTAATCGTAAGAGCAAAAGGTATGTTGGTAAATACTCCAGTAGATTGCTGGTTTGATGGTCAAAAAGTAAATCAATGGATGACAATGCCAAACACCATCGAGTTAACTGGTGTAGCAGGAACATTTAATCAAGATGATATCATTGGATTCTATGAATCTAATATTTCAACCTTCTTCCCTGTGGCTCGTGTTGTTTCAGTATATCAATATCCAAATAGTACCGATGTTCGTTTGTATGTTGCAACAATGATTCAAGTACCACAGACTGTTACAACATCTACATTACAAAATGCTTTCTTTGATGTCAATGGTGTGTATCAAGGTTCATCTGCAACAGGTACAGTAACATTCACCAATAATTCGTTCCATTCATTACATACTTCAGGCACAGTTGCTGGTATCGGTGGTACATTTACTTCTGCCACAAATGCTACTGCAACAAACATTTTTGCTACTGAAGTAGTAAGTAACTGGTCTTCCTTCATGAACACTTATGGTGTATGGGGAGACCAAAATAATGGTTCATCTTATTCCGCTACATTCCCGTTCAAGCCATCATCTAACGGAACATACACAATTACTTGGGCTGGTGCCGATTCGGTCTCAGGATCAATTTCAGTTGGTGGCACAACAGTAGTATCTGGTACTTTAGTTGCCGAAACTAATTCTTCAACAACAGTTAATTTAACCGCTGGTGTTGCAGCAAACGTTTCTTGGTCATTAAGCAATTCTGGTTCATATCAATGGTATGCGGGTCCAGGAGTTGCATTATCAATTACTGATCCTAGTGGAAACATTGTTTGGAACTCTAGAACTCCAACTGGTTTAAATTATACCAATGGTTCTGAGTATCAAATGCCAGGCGGCGGTTCATTGTTTGTAGGTGCTACACAATTACAATTGGCGTCTAGTGCAAATACAAGTAATGGATTCTATACTGGTGCTTCTATTTCAGTTAAATCTACTTACACATATAATTATAACTATGGATCGATTTACTATCCTCCATACCCACCATTCTCCGGTGACTCTGATAGTGGTCGTGCAACTGCTTACAATACTGCTGTTTCACAATATAACGCCACAATATCTAATAATTTAGCACAGGCTAAGTCAGCTACCATTACGCTTTCAGCTACAGCTGTTATGACTGCTAACATTACATCATATAACGGTGTAACAAGAACAGCAACACTTGATACTCCAGTTAATGTATCATTTGGTACTAATAATGCCTATGGTAATCTAAATTCACAATACAACATTGATGGTACTAATGCTAGTGTGGCAGCCGCAATTCATAATGGTTCTGGTATACCACGTTTATCTACTGATGAACATGGACAATTTGTGGCCATCTTTAATATTCCTGGTTCTGAATTCTATACTGGACAAAGAATCTTCCGTATTGATAACCGTGTAATTCCTACACAACCTTCATCTGCTACAACATTTGCTGAAGCAACGTTCTATGCTACTGGTCTACAAACAATTAACCAGAATTTGAATTATGCTGCTTCTGTTGATGCTTCTGCCACAACAATAACACAAACCAATAATCAAGGTTACAATGTTGTTTCACAGACACCAAATATTGATCCTGTAGCACAAACATTCATTATCAGTAAACAGAATTATCCAAATGGTGTATTCTTAAATTCTGTCAATTTATTCTTTGCTCCGTTTACTAGTGGTGTAACACCTAGTTCTCCTGTTACAGTATCGATTGTTGGTACATTAAATGGATATCCAAATGGACAAACATTGCCACATTCAACTGTGACATTAAATGCAAATCAAATAAACACTTCAACAACACCAAATTATTTGAATAGTTCAACAGCAACAACATTTACATTTGATGCTCCTGTTTATGTTCAATCTGGTGTATTATATGCTATTGTTGTACAGTCAAGTTCTTCTGATTATCATTTGTATTATGGTGAACAAAATAAAGTAGCAATTGCTTCTACTGCAAATACAACTAGTTCTTCTATTGCTACTAAGATTGGTCAAGCACCTTACATTGGTGCTTTGTTTGAATCACAAAACTCTATTACATGGACAGCAGACCAAACCAAAGATTTGATGTTTGTTATTGACCAATGTGTATTCAATACATCAGTTAATCCAAGTATTCCTTTTGTAGTACCATCAAATCTACCATCAAGAAAACTTGGTCGTCAAGATATTATGCAGAAGTTTAGTGCAAACTCTGTACCTAACGTGTATAGTTACTATGAACAAAACCAAGTAATGGATGCTTTCAATGTATCAACTACTGATTTTGTTCCTTCTTCAACGAATATTAACTATCAATATCAGACAACATTATCAAAAGATGGTTCTTCAACATCATACAAACCGGTAACACCGGGTCGTTTTGGAACACCAACACAAGATAACGTATATCTCAATGATGGTAATGGTGAACGTATATTGTTGAGAAGTTCAAACAATTCATTCTCAATGTTGGCCACTTTATCGTCAAATGATCCTAATGTAAGTCCAGTAATTTCTGATGATGGTGTTTCTTTGTATAGTATCATCTATCACGTTAATAATATGGGTATTGATACTAGCGCAATTACTTTGGCCAATACAGGTGCAAGTTATAACGCATGTACATTGTCTATTATTGTTACTTCTGGTCTAACTGGTTCTACTACAACTAATGACCTTGGTGTAGCAGACCTTCCAGTATTTGGTTACACAACCAATACATCTACAGGTTCTATCTCAAGTCTCTATATAACTTACCCTGGTTCTGGTTATATTGTAACTCCATCAATCAGCATCTACGATCCAACGACTCGTACTAGTGCTACTGCTAATGCTCAAATTGTTGTCTCTGGTGAAACTTCACCTACTGGTGGTAATGGATATGCTAAATATTTCACCAAGAAAGTTATCATGCCAGCTGGCAATGATTCTGGTGACATGAGAGTTTATGTTGATGCTTATCGACCAGTTGGTTCACAAATCTATGTTTACTATAAGATTTTGAGTTCAGCTGATACTTCAGTATTTGAAAATCAAAACTGGCAGTTGATGACTAATACAATGAACTACACAACCTATTCAACCGATAGAACCAATATTGTTGAGTATGAGTATGCTCCTGGTATTAGTAACTTGGCTAACAATAATATTTCTTATACAAGTACGAACGGCATTACATATAATAACTTTATTCAGTTTGCTATCAAAGTTGTTATTGCTACACCAGATAGAACTAATGTTCCGTTCTTACAAGATATTCGTACCGTAGCATTACCATCTGGAACAGGAATCTAATATGTACGTTAAAGTAAAAGACGCCAACTTCGTTAGAGATACAAATTCTATGGCACTCATTAATACAGACCGTAAGGCAATTAATGAGTACCAAGAGAAGATGAGAATGGCAAAGGTCCAAAAAGACGAAATAAATAATATTAAATCTGAGATTGCTGATGTACGAGGTGATGTACAAGAAATCAAAATGATGTTAACACAATTACTGGATAAAAATTTAAATGGCTAATACAGTTTCTTTATTAAGTTATGCCAATACCTTTGGCGATTGGGTAGTTGCGACCAACTTTTTGATCCAGCAAAACAATAACATTACAGCAAATAGTTATGTTAAATCTTCTGGTACACTATATCTTAATGATTCATCTTTAGGACTACAGGTTGCTAACGGTGCCGTATTTGCTGGTACGTTACAGGTACAAGGTGCTGGTTCTTCTGCTTATGTACAAAACGGTCTTACAGTTAGTGGTTTAGGAACATTCTCAAATACTACTCAAAGTATTTTAACATCTGGTCCTATAACATCAAACGGACAAATATCTGCTTCAGGTGCCAACACAGGTCTATATGTTGCCAACAATGCAACTGTAAACGGTACTTTAACTGTTAGTCAAAATAATAATACAACAGGCAACTTAACTGTTTTTGGTGGAACTACTTTAACTGGTGCAACAACTCTTTCTAGTACTTTAGGTGTTAGTGGTGCAGCAACTTTTGCTGGTACAGCATATGCTCAAGTATTCAATGCTTCATCTTCTATTACAGCACCGACAATTACAGCAACATCATTGACGGTTTCTGGTTCACCTGTACTCACCACAACAAATTATAATTCATATGCACCAACACTTACCGGTACTGGTGCTTCTGGTACATGGAATATTAATATTCTAGGTACAGCATCAAATCAAACCAATGCTAACTATGCTAATACAGCAAATAGTGTTTTAGCTACAAACATTGTAGGTAATATTCCAGGTAATGCTAACAACATTTCTGCATTTACAATCAACCAAAGTGTTGGCACTGCAAACAACGTTCAATTTAGTTCTCTAGGTGTTGGTACAGCAGCATCAGGTACTACTGGTGAGATTCGTGCAACAAACAATATCACCGCTTACTACTCTGACGATAGATTAAAGACTCGTTTGGGTAATATTGAAAATGCTTTAGACAAACTGATGTCATTAAATGGTTTCAAATACGAAGCCAATGAGACAGCACAAGCATTAGGGTATTCAGTTAAACCAGAAGTTGGTCTTTCTGCACAAGAAGTACAAGCAGTATTACCTGAAGTGGTAGTACCTGCTCCTATTGATGAAAAATATTTGACAATTCATTATGAAAGGGTGATTCCATTATTGGTTGAGGCTATCAAAGAACTAAAAGCCGAAATCGATACTTTAAAAGGCGGTAAATAATATGCCAGGATATCAAGACCTTTTTATTAGTCAAGGTGATAACTTTCAAACTCAGATTACTTTAGCTGATGATTACGGAAGTGCCTATAATTTAACTAATTTTTCTGTTGGTAGTCAAGCCAGAACCAGTTATTTTACTGCCAATGCAGCAGTAACTTTCAATACTTCTATTGTAGATGCAGCAAATGGTATTGTACAACTGGCGGCCAATTCGGCTACTACTGCCAATTTAACTAAAACTTTGGTATATGATGTTTTGTTGAGAGACCCATCAAATAATATATCTAAGATACTTGAAGGTCGTGTTTTTATAGATTTAACATCAACTAGTATTAATTCATTTTAAGGTGGTACAATGACAAACGTAGTAATTAGTCCACCAAAATCGATATCAGTCCGTGTAGGTACAGGAGTACTTACTGGAACTCAACAAGTTCAGATTAATCAAGCAACCAACTTATCCAATACTGCAATTACAGAGGCAAATACTGCCTATATTCTGGCAAATAGTGTATCTGGTACTGCAAATACAGCTGAACTCATAGCAATTAATGCTGGAAATACAGCAAATTCTGCCTATATTTTGGCCAATAATGTATCTAGTACCGCCAATACTGCTGAAGTGATAGCAATTAATGCTGGAAACACAGCAAATTCAGCATATTCTTTGGCCAATTCGGTCTCAGGTACCGCCAATGCTTCACAGGTAATTGCTATCTCGGCATACAATGCTGCCAATACAAAATTTAGTGCCAATGGAGGTATTATCAATGGTAATATCCTTCCATCAAATGGAAATATCAGTCTAGGTTCGGCTGCAGCTCCATTCAAAGAAGTCTATGTGTCATCTGGAACAGTCTGGATTGATAATATAGCGTTAAGTAATACAAATAATCAGTTTACTATCTCAAATGAAACTGCTATGAATGTGTCTGGAAATATCATTACCTCAGGTAAGTTTTTTGGTATCATAGACGCAGGTGACAATTCTTTTTAAATAAATACAATAGTAATTTTGGTAATAATAATAATAAAAGGAAACTAAAATGTCTGTTTCAAATACCAGTATTTTAATTAAACGTTCGACTACGAACAGTACACCAAGTTCATTAAAAGCTGGTGAGATTGCTTACTCGTACCAATCAAATACATTCTTTATCGGTACTCCAGATAGTACTAGCGCACTTGCTTTAGGTGGTTATAATACCTATCAAGCAGTAAATAATGCGACCGCTGCAAATACAGCCAGTACATTGGTACAACGTGATGTAAACAATGCTTTTTATGGTCGTTTATATGGTGATGCAAACACAGCAACTACCTTATTGAACGGTAGAAACTTCTCTATTTCTGGTGGTGATATTACTGCTGGTACACAAGCATTTGATGGTTCCGCTAGTGTAGTATTAAATGCTTCTCTGAACACTATCGCAGGTTTAACTGCTGGTACATACGGATCATCAACCTTAATACCTATTGTTACAGTTGCTGCTAACGGTCGTATTGTAGCAATTCAGAACTCATCTAGTTCACTATCAGCTACTTCTAACTTTACTGTTTCTGGTAATACAGGTTCTTCAACATTCTATACAGGCAATACATTCCACGTTGTGGGTGGTACTGGTACTGGTATTACTACAACAGAAACAACTATTGGTAATGATGCTTATATCAATATCAATATTGATACTACTATTGCTCGTTCGAATACAACTGCTGTTGGTCCACAAACAATTAGTACAGACCTTACCGTTGCTGGTAACTTAGTAATTACTGGTACAGCGACATATGTTAATACTGCAACTGTACAGACAAACGATTCATTAATTAAATTAGCTGCTAACAATATAGTTAATGACGTAGTTGATATCGGTTTCTACGGATCATCTAATACAGGTTCTTCTGTCCAATATCACGGTTTGATTCGTGAAGGTTCTGGTGGAACTAACGCAGGTAACTTCTACCTGTTCAAGAATTTGTCCACAGATCCAACAACCAATACAGTCAGTTATGCTGGTCTAGCAAAAGCTACTTTATATGCTGACTTAACAGGTTCAACTGGTCTTCCAGTCTCTACTGGTATCTCTGGTCTCGGTACAGGTATTGCAACAGCATTAAGTGTAAACACAGGTTCTACTGGTTCTGTTGTATTATACAACGGTGCATTAGGTACCCCAACTTCTGGTACATTGACAAATGCAACTGGTCTTCCAGTTTCTACTGGTATTTCTGGTCTAGGTACAGGTGTTGCAACTGCCTTAGCTGCAGGTGTTACTGGTACAGGCAATATTGTTCTAGCACAAAGTCCAACATTTACTGGTACAGCGACCTTTACAAACATTAATGCTGCTAGTATTAACGTAGGTACTACAACATATGTTGCAACTAATGTTTTAGGTTCATTCCAAGGTAGTACAAACGGATATGAACAGTTCATTATTCAGAACTCAAACAATGGAAGTCAAGCATCCGTAGACTTTATTGTAAGTAATGATAAATCGGCCGACAATGGTTATTACGGCGACTATGGTATGAACAGTTCCGGATTTAGTGGTTCCGGTTCATTCAGTTTACCAAATGCTGTTTATTTGGCATCAGCAAACACAGACTTGTCAATCGGAACATACAATGCTAATGCAATCCACTTTGTTGTAAATAGTGGTTCAACCGATGCAATGACTATCAGTTCATCTGGTGCAGTTACATTAGGTACAGCACTTGGTGTTGCTTCAGGCGGTACAGGCGCAACGTCATTTACAACTGGTGCAATCCTTGTTGGTTCTGGTACAGGTGCTCTAACTACTTTAGCAAATTCATCATTTACTGCTACTGGTTCTGGCGCAGCAAACAACACAGTATCTTCACTTACTGTTGATTCTTATGGTCGTGCAACTGCTGTTACATACTCAGCAATCTCTGGTCTGACTGTAGGTCAAGGCGGTACTGGTCTCAGCACTATTACCACAAACGGTATCACCTACGGTAACGGAACAGGTGTTGTTGGAGTTACCGCAGCTGCTGGTAGTTCTGACCAAACTTGGTCTAATCAGATTCTTACAGTCACTAATGCCGGTGTTCCAGTTTGGTCATCCGCTTTAGATGGAGGATCGTTCTAAATATACTTTGTAATGGTTTTATAATTTTTTATATTAGGAGTTTGAAATGAGTAATGAAAAGTATGTGAATGTTTATGTTGAGACTATGACTAACACCTTGACTGATGCTATTGTTAGGAATATATCTTTACAGGCTAACGCCAAGATTAATGAAGATATAATTAAAGACCAATCCGAAAGGATTGGTCAACTAGAAAACCTAGTTAACCAAACAACAGAAGGACAAGGTGCTGAAATTGAAACTTTAAAAGGTATTATTGAAGAAATGACCACAGTAGTTAATGATACCAATAAAATAAAAAGTGAAAATGAAAGTATCAAAAGCGTACTTAACGGCCATCTGGAAACAATTGGTCAGTTAAATAAAAAAGTTGCTGAATTTGAAACGTTAAAATCTGAGTATGAGAATGTTAAACATCAGGTAAATCATGTTGACACATTTAGAAATGAATTAGCTAAAGAACGTGATGCACATGAAGCAACCCGCATTGAACTTTTAAACAGAATTAATGATTTAGAGAATGAACATAATGATGTCGTCAGTACATTGAACGACCAAATTGAATATTTACAACTAACTCCTGCCAAACGAAAAAAAATTGATGAAATGAAATCAACTCTGGTTGATATTGATGATTCAAACAAATCGAATAAAGTTACAAAAGATGGCGGAAGTTTTTAAGTAAATGGCAATTGCAAACACAACACTAATACTACGAAAATCAGGTGTATCAGGCAACGTACCAGTAGCCCTTGCTAATGGTGAGCTTGCGCTTAACTACGCTGATGGAAAGTTGTATTATAAAAATGCTACAGGTACCATCACTTATATTTCTAGTGGTGCTTCTACCAATTCATTTGCAACAATCAATGCAAATTCATCCTTAATTCTAGCATCATCTAATACTGATACACTATCAATTGCACCTGGTAATAATATTACCATTACTGCTTGTACAGTTACAAAAACAATTACAATCAACTCTACTGCAACTGGCGGTGGTGGTTCAGGTTCAGGTGGTGCATTTAATTATTTCCAAAATACTGCACCATCGACAGCAAACTCACATGATTATTGGACTAATAGTGATACAGGAGTTTTGTATGAGAATTTTGGAACTCCTTCTACACCAATATGGGCAGAAGTTGGTCCAACAGGAACATTAGCAAACTCACAACCAGGTGCAATTGTTGGTACTACAATTACAGGAAACGTTATCACTGGTAATACATTAAGTATTGGTACCTTTACTGGAACTACAAACAACAATGCAGTAATAATAAACGCTACACCATCAAATCCTTACACCGTTGGTGCAAATGGATACGCATTGCTGATTAACGGTGGTTGGGGTGGCGGAATTCTGTTGCGTGATGGTACCCAAGACTGGGGTATATTTGATAATTCGGGTATACTGAATATTGCTAATGGTGTTTCAGGTGGTGCCCAAACAAGTCGCCTAACTCTCACCACTGGAGGCGTACTAACTACAAATAGTATATCATCAAACAACATATCAATTCCTGCTGCGGCTGGTTATGTCAATAGTAACATGGCTAACAATAACTATGTTGGTGTGAATAATGGTCACGGTCAACTGTTTGATGATGGTAACTTACACTTACATGCAAACACAGGTGCAATTTGGATCAACACATTAGATAGTTCTCCTGTTCGTATTGGTAATCAATATAATTCTGGTAATGGTGGTGGTTTGATTGTTACTGGTAACACATATCTAAGTAATGTCATAATCTCTGGTACAATTACAAGTAATGCACCAATGATTATGGTGGCAGGTCTAACATCAAACAACACATCACCAGTCGGTTCAAACTGGACACTTCCTTTAGTGGCACAATACGACCCTAACAGTTGGTGGAAACCTGCAAGCAACACAGCAATACCATCAATTGCTGGATGGTATGAAGTATATGGACAAGTTTGGTGGGGTGCTGGATCCGGTACAGGTCAAGTCAATGTACAAATACAAAAGAATGGTAATACAGCATCAATCAATCAAGCAAATGTGACTGCAACATTTAGTGGTCTGGTTCAAACAGTTTCTTGTCTAATGTATTGTAATGGCTCAACTGATACTGTCTCTCTTACATCATATGCAGGAGGGGCATCAAGTGAAACAGTTCAACCAGGTTCATTGAATTCTGGCATAAGTTCTGGTACTTATTTAAATATTTCTTTGGTGAGATAATAAATGTCACTTATTAATTTTCCTTCCTCACCTACACTATATCAAACATTCACAGTTGGTACAAAGACTTGGATTTGGAATGGTTACGCATGGGATTTACAAATTGCCAATACGGCATCAATAACTGCTTATGCAAATTTAGCTTTTACTCAAGCAAATACAGCAAGTGCTAATACTGTATACCTTCAAGGGGCATTAAATACTGCTAATGCCAATACGGTATACTTACAAGGTGGTTTAAACTCAGCTAATGCTAACATAAGTTTACTACAAGCATATTCAAATCAAGCTAATGCAAATATTGGATTACTACAAGCCTACTCCAATCAGGCAAATGCCAATATAAGTCTATTACAATCTTATGTAAACCAATCAAATGCAAACATAAGTTTACTTCAAGCATATGCAAATCAAAGTAATGCTAACGTTACTTTATTGCAAGCCTACTCCAATCAAGCCAATGCTAATATAAGTCTATTACAATCTTATGTAAACCAAGCCAATGCTAATATTAGTTTGTTACAGGCTTATTCCAATCAAGCCAATGCTAACATAAGTTTACTCCAAAGTTATTCTAATCAGGCCAATGCCAATATTGCTTATAGTATTGGTGTTGATTTATCTCAGAATACAACAATTCAAGCCGCTTTTAATAAAGCAAATACAGCATTTAAATATACAACTAGTGCAACAAGACCTACAGGAAATACTGTAGGTGATTTATGGTATAGTACTGGAGATGACACAATTTACCAATACACATATGATGGAGTAAGTAATAATTGGATTGATATTACAGGTCCAATTTTAAGAACTTCTAATATTCTTGTTCAATATACAATTGCTGCTAACGTAAGTTAAGGATTAAGAATGTCAATTAATGAAGGACAAACGATACAATACACAGTAACTACGACCAATACGGCCGATGGTACTGTATTATATTGGAAAACTACAGGAAATGTTCATTTAGACCAAATAGCAAATAGCAATGGTACAATGACTGTTGTAAATAACCGAGCAACTTTTAATGTAACAACACTTGTAAACCATATTACTGATGGAAATAATATTATAGGTATTAGTTTGTCTACAGGTTCTTTAACTGGACCTGCTGTCGTGAATACTGCAAATCCAATTTTAATCAATGATACTTCATTATCACCTGCTCCATATAGTATAAATTATCTAGTAGTTGGTGGTGGTGGATCTGCCGGATTTGCTGGTTGTGTCTCATCTGCAGGCGGAGGTGGTGCGGGTGGTGTACTGTCCGGAAGTACAATACTATCCGGAGGAGTTTATTCAATTACCGTTGGAGCTGGTGCAGCAGGATCAACTGTGGGTGGAGATCCTAGTACTCCAGGTAATAATGGAACTAATAGCATAATTTATAATAACTGTACGAGTTCTAATGTGGCAGTTGCTTTTGGTGGTGGTTTTGGCGCTGGTGGTTCATACAATAGAGGTCCGTGGATTAGCACTGGTAATCCTGGAGGATCCGGAGGAGGAGGAGGAGCCCAAGGCGCATCCGCCTGTACAGCAAATAATTCATCTTATGGACCACTCTCTCCTCCAGCATATGTTGTCGGTGGAGCAGGATATAATTATCCAGGACCAACTCAACAAGGATATCCTGGTGGTAACGGAAAAGTTGTCAGATACAACTGGTGTGTGCCAGGGCCTGGGATGGCTGCGTTTGCAGGTGGCGGCGGCGGTGCAGGTGCTGCAGGATATTCTTCAACACCAAGTCGTTCGGGTGCAGGCGGTAACGGTTATACTTGGCCATATACTGCAAACACCTATGGTGGTGGCGGTGCTGGTGGAGGCGGTTATTACTGTGGTGCTACTATTAGTGGAGGAACTGGCGGAGGTGGACCATCTGGACCATTCTCACCAACTTACTATACAAACACCGGATCTCCTGGTGTTCAAAATACAGGAGGTGGAAGTGGCGCTGGTTCAGCTGGTTGTAATCGTCCATCAGGTGGTTCAGGTATAGTAATCTTGGCCGTACCAGTTGCTGGATATCCAGGTTCTGCTCCTGGTGCTACTGTAACTTGTGCACCACCAAGTTATCCTGGAGTAAAGTTGATAACATACACCACATCAGGCACCTACACGGCTTAATAAATATAAAATAATCTTAGGACCGTTTACATGGCATTTCCAACATCACCAGCAAATAATCAAACAGCTATAGTCAATGGCATTGTTTATCAATGGAATGCTACGCTTGGTGTTTGGAAAAGAAATGGTTCCGTAGATTCAATTTCTGTTGGGCAATATATTGCTTTTTCAGGAACATCATCATCATCAAACACATCAGGATCTTTAATTGTTTCCGGTGGTGCAGGTATTACAGGTAATGTATATACAGGAAGTGTTGTACTTACTGGTTCAGGAAATGGCATCACCTTTGTTGATGGTACAACACAAACTTCTGCGGCAAATTTAGTACCACTTAATGCTAACATAAGTTTACTCCAATCATATTCAAACCAAGCTAATGCTAATATAACATATTTACAAGGTGCTTTGGCCTCAGAAAATGCCAATTCAACTTTATTATTTTCATATTCAAACCAAGCTAATGCCAATATTGCTCTATTGCAGGCTTATTCAAATCAAGCTAACGCCAACATAAGTTTACTTCAGGCATACTCTAATCAGGCAAATGCTAATATTGGACTGTTACAGGCTTATTCAAACCAAGCTAATGCTAATATTGTTTTGTTGTTTGGTATAGAAAATAGTCAAAATGCTAATATTGGACTGTTACAGGCTTATTCAAACCAAGCCAATGCTAACATAAGTTTATTACAATCCTATGTAAACCAAGCAAACGCTAATATTGTTTCACTACAAGCATTAGCAAATACAGATTATACAACACTAACGGCTACTGCTGGTGTTTATGGTAATTCATCATATGTTCCAGTAATTACTTTGGCGGCCAATGGTCGTATAACATCAATTACTAATACTGCAATTACTGGAGGAGGTTCTTCATCCGGTTATCAAGCAAATACAATTCTAGTTGCCAATTCTGCTGGTTATGTTAGTAACTCAAATTTATTCTTTACTGTATCCAATAATAATTTAATAGTAGCAAATAGTATTATAACTGGTGGTGGTACAGGCGGTAGTATTATTGGTGCCAATGTTATTTCTGCCAATACTATTGTACTTTCAGGTACAATCACAACAGGTAGTGGTGTAGGTGGTAATATTAGTGGTGCAAATATTATTTCAGCTAACACAGTCAATGTTAGTACAGCTTTAATATTCCCTGACGGTACAATACAATATACAGCCAATGGTGGTGCAAACATTGTTTCAAATATTGCTTTGTTACAATCTTATTCTAATCAAGCTAATGCTAATATTGGTTTATTGCAAGCATATTCTAACCAAGCTAATGCTAACATAAGTTTATTACAATCTTATGTAAATACTTCAAATGCAAATGATGTTATGTTGTTTGCAAACGTTGCATCATTAAACACATATTCTCAAGCTGCTTTTGCTAAAGCAAATACATCATTACAGCTTTCAGGCACAACACAAACTGTAAGTAGCAACGTCACTATTCAAGGTAATCTATCCGTAACAGGTAACGTAGTATATACTGGTAATGTAACCTCTGTACAGATTACAGGTAACACAGGACAATTCTTCGGTTACTCTGCAAACGGATTTAATGCTTTCTATTCTGGTATTCCTACTGGTTATCTACTTGAACCACAGATTGTAAACCAAATCACCAGCAACTTTAATGGTTATGCTGGTGGCATTAACATGCAGAATATTAATTCTGGTTCTAATGCTTCTTCAGATTTGTTTATCTCTGCTGATAACGGAACAATCAATGACGGATTCTTAGACTTAGGTTTAGCATCTTCAACATACAATTATCCTGGTTATAATTTAATTGGGAAGAACGATGCATACTTCTTTGTAACCGGTAACACCACAACTGGTGGTGGTAACATGATTATCGGTACCGGTGCACCAAACGATATTATCTTTACTGCAAACGGAATTACTACAACAAATGAAGTGATGCGTGTCTCTGCTTCAGGTAATAATGTAACAATTAAAACAAACGTACCAAGTTCATCAAATACTACTGGTTCATTGAAAGTTGTTGGTGGTGTAGGTGTTACAGGTAACGTATATGCAAATAGAATATATACTAATGGTCTGTTTTGGGCTGCAAATGGTAATGTAATTTCAACTGGCGGTAGTTCTGGTCCGGTAAATACATCTGCAGCAACACCACCAGCAACAGGAAACAATGTTAATGATATCTGGTACAACACTACAAATGATGTAGCATATCGTTATACATATGATGGTACTAATTATTATTGGGTTGACGTTATTGGACCAACAGTAACAGTACTAGCAAATGCAACTTATTCAACAATATCATCAAGTAGAGCAATTGCTTTCTCCTTGATTTTTGGAGGTTAAAATGACAGCACCTAATATTGCTGCACTCGTTAACATTTACGGAAATACAGCCACATTTTTGGCCAATACTATCACATCAACATTTCTTACAAATGCTACCAATAGTTCTACCGTGATTAAGGTTAACTCCATTGTGGCAGCAAACTATTCATCAAATACAGTCAATACATATATTGATTTATATCGTGGTGGTGTTGGTTATCCTATGGCAAACACTCAAGTACCTCCTAACTCAACAATGGTCATATCAGGTAAAGATATGGTATTCTATATGGTTGAAGGAGATTCTCTGAGAGCATCTGCTAATGCTAACACTGCACTTTCAATTACCAGTTCTTATGAGACTATCAGTTAATGCGTACAAGAGGTAATGGCGGCATCATTGGTAAAGCAATCATACCAGGTAAAGCTGGTGGGGGAATGGTTACGTCTCAGGATGCTACTGAAGCTTCTTTAGCAGGTTCATGGCCAGGTTCTGTAAACTCCAACATTTATGGAATTAATCTTTCTGTTGCTACAGTATCTAATGTTGTAGTTACCAGTTCTAGTTATAGCAATACCTATGGAGCTATTTCTTCAGGTTCCTATATCAAATTATATGGTACTAATTTCACAACTAATACTATTGTTACAGTTAATTCCAATATAGTACCATTAGCAAATATTACCTATTTTAGTTCTAATCAGTTAAATATTGCTTTACCAACAATTGCAAACACAGTTAATATAGCTTTTGCAGTCTCCAATTATGTTGCTTCATCAGCAACACCAGCATCTTTTGCAGGAGCGGCAATACCAGGACAATACTTGGTTGTGTCTGGTGGTGGCGGTGGCGGAGGAGGTACTGGTGGTGGTGGAGGTGGTGGAGGAGTATTAACCGGTCCAATATATTTTCCAGTAGGTACAACATATACAATTACTGTTGGTGCTGGAGGATCGAATGGTACAGGACCAACTAGAGGAGGTTCTGGTTTTAGTTCAAATATTATTAGTAGTGGAACTACAGTCGTTTCATCTTCTGGTGGCGGCGGAGGCGGTACAGGAGGAAATAACTGTTTAACTAATGCATCAGGAAATTCAGGAGGTTCGGGAGGTGGAGGCGGAGGTAATAACGTTTATCTCGGAATACACCCAGGTGGTGCCGGTACACCAGGACAAGGATACGCAGGCGGAACAGGAGATTATACTTCACCCTATTATGCTGGCGCAGGAGGTGGTGGCGCAGGCGGTGCAGGAACTTCCGTACCTGCAGGTACATCATTAGCTGGACCTGGAGGTTCAGGCGTCACATGGTCATATACAGCAAACACATATGCTGGAGGTGGAGGCGGATCAACTAATGCTGGAGGTACCGCAGGAACTGGCGGATCTGGCGGTGGAGGAAATGGTAAAGTTGGAAGTTTTGTTGGATGTGCTGGAGTAAATAATTCAGGTGGCGGAGGTGGTTCTGGTGGAGGAATAACATCAACACTTGGTGCAGCAGGCGGTTCAGGCATTGTTGCTTTAGCAATACCCACATCATGTGTTCCGGCAGTTCAATATCCAGGTGCTGTAGCGACAACACCTCCTGCAGCACCAGGTATGACAGTATTGACCTGGAATTCAAGTGGATCATTTATTACAAAACCACCAGTAGTATTGTACTATCTTGTTGTTGCTGGTGGTGGTGCAGGTGGTGGTGCACCAGGTGGTAGTCCCGGAACTTCACTTGGTGGTGGCGGCGGAGCTGGAGGATTATTACAAGGTTCAACACCTATTGTACCAGGAACCACATACACAATTACAGTAGGTGGTGGCGCATCATCATTAACGATTAACGGAAGTCCAAGTTCATTGGCTGCACCCACAATGTCAACTGTATCGACTACAGGTGGCGGTATTGGTGGAGGACAATCTTCTACTCCTACCACAAGTGACAACGGTTCTCCAGGAGGTTCGGGTGGTGGAGGTGGTATCAATAGTGGACCTGTCACAATAGGATTAGCTACTGGTAGTCCGGCTGTTGGTGTTGCTGGCACTCAAGGATATCCAGGGGGTACAAACTCTACACCAGCAAACTACGGTACTGGTGGTGGCGGTGGTGCCACAGCAGCTGGCGGAGCAGGAACGGGAAGTCAATCTGGTGCCGGTGGTACCGGATATACTTGGACATACACAGGTAGTACATACGCAGGTGGAGGCGGCGGTAGTATATCCGGTTATGGTGCTACTGCAAATTCTGGCGGATCAGGAGGAGGTGGAAATGGTGGAACATCACCAACTACTGGTGGAAGTGCTGGATCACCCGGTACAGGAGGCGGTGGTGGTGGTAACGCATATGCTGGTGGTAGCGGTGTAGTCATCTTAGCAGTTCCAACTCCAGCTTATCCAGGTTCGGCTCCAGGTGCCACAGTTACAACACCACCTGCAGCACCAGGAATGACCGTGTTAACATACACATCATCCGGTACATACACGGCTTAATAAATAGTCTATAAACGGAGAAAAAAGTGGCCTTTCCAACAACACCAACCAACGGACAAGTAGCAGTAATAGACGGCATTAGTTATGTCTATTCCACCACAACCAATAGTTGGACAAGAAATGTCACTATACTATCTGTTACACCAACACTCAGTCCCTTTTTATTAATGGGTGCTTAAGGAAATTATATGGGAATTGCATACAAAGTCTTAGGACAAGCCAATCCAACTGCCAACACAAATACAACCTTGTATACGGTACCTTCACTTACTAATACTGTAGTTAGTACCATTACTATTTGTAATCAAGCAAATACTCCTGCTTGGTTTAATATTGCTGTTCAACCTGCTGGCGCTTCATTAGTTTCTAAAAATTATATCAATTATAATACTCCTGTTCCAGGAAATGATACAATCTCTTTAACACTTGGTATTACTTTAGGAAACACCGATATTGTTTCTTGTAATGCCAATACCAGCACAGTAAGTTTCAACGTATTTGGTAGTGAGATTAGTTAATGTCTACTAAAACTTTGAGCCAAAATAAGGCAAGTAAAGCTAGTGTATTATTTGGAGAAACCATTACTCTTGGTGGTACTGGTGGCACAACAAATCTTCCTGCTATATCAAATGTTGTAGTTGCAAATTCAAGTTACGCTAATATTTCTTCCGGCATAAGTTCTACAGGAAGTTATGTTAAAGTGTATGGTACCAATTTTCAAGCAAATACTGTTGTTACAGTTAACGCTAATACCGTACCATCATTAAATGTTACTTACTTCAGTTCAACACAATTAAATGTTGCTTTACCTACTATTGCTAATACTAATTATGTAACTTTTGGTGTAGCTAATCCTATATCGAGTGCAACAATAGTATCTACTGGAATTACTGTACAATATCTTGTAATTGCTGCTGGTGGAGGTGGTGGTACTTTTGGTGGCGGTGGCGGTGGCGCAGGAGGAGTTACAACAGGAAATTTCGTTACGGTTGCAAATACAACCTACACAATTCAAATAGGATCAGGTGGAACTGGATCCACATCATATAATCCAGCTGCTTCCGGAACAAGTGGTTTTAGTAGTAACGTTACTAGTAGTTCACCAACCTTTTCTACTATCACAACAATTGGCGGTGGCGGAGGAGGTTCTGGAGATGCTGCTGCCAGTCCAAACGCTACTGTTGGTAGTCCTGGAGGTTCTGGAGGTGGAGGCGGTGGCCGTTTAATTAAATCGGGAGGCACAGGAACACCAGGACAAGGAAATAGTGGTGGCAATTCGATGCCAGGAGATACGGCAGGGTATTACGCTGGAGGAGGCGGTGGTGGTGCAAAATGTGCCGGAACATCAGGCGTACAAGGACAAGCTGGTTCTGGTGGTGCAGGTTATACTTGGTCCTACACCGCAAACACTTATGCTGGAGGTGGTGGAGGGGGCGCATATCAAGGTACCGCAGGCACCGGTGGATCTGGTGGTGGAGGACCAGGAGGTTCTACTGCATTAATAACTGGAACAGCAGGAACATCAGGAACAGGTAGTGGTGGTGGTTCTGGAGGTGGAGGACCACCATCAACACCAGGAACAGCTTCTGGTGGTGGAGGAGGATCAGGAGTTGTTGCTTTTGCAATTCCCACTGCATGTGTTCCCTCAGTTTCATATAGTGGTGCAATTGCTACTACTCCACCAGCAGCACCCGGTATGACTGTGTTAACTTGGAACTCAAGTGGATCATTTATCACAAAACCCCCTGTTGTTGCACAATACCTTATAGTTTCTGGTGGTGGTGGAGGAGGAATGGCTATTGGTGGCGGAGGTGGTGCTGGAGGATTATTAACGGGCACATCAAACTTTGCAAGATGTTCTAATTATACTATTAGTGTTGGTGCGGGCGGAGCTGGAGCAACCGTTCGTTCAGTAGCTGGAACAAATGGATTTAGTAGTAATATTTCTGGAATTTCAGTATCATCAGGACTTGGTGGTGGCGGTGGCGGAAGTAATAATAGCGGCGCTGGTCCAGGTAATGCTGGTGCATCCGGAGGTGGTGGAGCAGGATCATTTCCAACAATCAGTACAGGAGGTCCAGCAACAAATTATCCAGGTCCATTAGCACAAGGTTATCCTGGTGGTTCAGCTTCCGGTTTTGCAGGTGGTGGCGGTGGAGGTTCGGCCGGAGCTGGAGTTGCCTCACCATCTGTTCAATCTTCCGGAACACCATCTGGTTCTGGTGGTGCAGGTTATACTTGGTCCTACACCGCAAACACTTATGCAAGTGGTGGGACAGGTGGTGCTGGTCCTGGTGGCACCACTACGGCTACACCCGGTGGCGGAGGTGCAGGTAGTAGTAGCGATTCAACTGCTAGTGCAGGCACAACAAATACTGGTGGTGGAGGTGGTGGTGGAGGATATGTTAGTAATGGAGGACAAGGCGGTCCAGGCGGTTCAGGCATTGTTGCTTTAGCAATACCAACCGCATGTGTACCAGCAGTTCAATATCCAGGTGCTGTAGCGACAACACCTCCTGCAGCACCAGGTATGACAGTATTGACCTGGAATTCAAGTGGATCATTTAAAACATATGCTGCAGTACCATATTCAATACAATACTTAGTGGTTGCTGGAGGTGGTGGTGGTGCAGGTTTTGGTGATGGCGGTGGTGGCGGTGGTGGCGGTTTATTACATGGATGCACACCGTTGACAGCTGGTTCAGTATATACTATTACTATTGGTAGTGGTGGTGTTGGAGGAGGTAATCCTCCTGGAAATCCATGTAATAGCGGACTTCGTGGATCGGTATCCAGTATTATGTTAGGTCCAACAAATATAGTTACTACAGTTGGCGGTGGCGGCGGAATTTCTTCAACTACAACCTATGGTCCAGGTGGATCAGGCGGCGGTGGTGGACGTAATACTCCAACTCGTGCGGGCGGCACAGGAACACCCGGTCAAGGCAACACCGGCGGAACTGGCGGCGGTTCTGGTGCTGGCGGAGGTGGCGGAGGTGGCGCCGGTGGAGCTGGTGGATCACCTGGAACTTGCGCTGGACCTGGTGGCGCAGGATACGCTTGGCCTTATTTAAGTGCGGCTCAACCAACCGGCATTGGTGCTTTTGCTGGAGGCGGAGGTGCCGGTGGAGATCCTGCAGCTCCTGGCGGACATGCAGGAACAGGAGGTCCACTCGGTCCAAGTGGAGCGGGACCAGGGAGTTATAGAATATGTGGAAGTGTTGCTATAGTTAATAGTGGTTCTGGTGGTGGCGGTGGCGGTAGTTGTGGAAATGGTGGTGCTGGTGGATCCGGTATAATTATTCTAGCAGTTCCAACTCCATCTTATCCGGGTTCGGCTCCAGGTGCCACAGTAACTACACCACCTGCTGCGCCAGGCATGACAGTATTAACATATACTTCATCTGGCACCTACACGGCTTAATAAATACTTTCATTTAAGGAGAAATAAAGTGAGTCATTTTGCAAAAGTTGAAAATGGAATTGTAACACAAGTGATTGTTGCAGAACAAGAATTCATTAATGGTGGTCATGTTGGTAATCCTAGTTTATGGATTCAAACATCTTACAATACTCGTGGAAATGTACACTACGCACCAAATAGTGCAAATACTGATGGTGGTGTGGCACTACGTGGTAATTATGCTGGAATTGGTTACATTTATGATTCAGGTCATGATGTATTCTATGCGCCAAAACCATTTAATTCTTGGACAATTTCTTCCAATACTTGGACATGGCAAGCACCAGTAGCAATGCCTACGGATGGTAAACCATATAGATGGGATGAAGCCAATACTAAATGGGATTTAGTTACAATCCCAGCATAATTTAATTATTTAAATCTTGGTCCTTGAACCCAAGCAACTAAACTATAACGTTTTCCTTTAGTCACGGGTGTTACTTCATGTAACATCCAAGACGGAAAGAATGTTGCGGTACCTTGATTACGGAAAGCAACATCAGGATTATTTTTGTAGTGTAACAATAAATCTCCACCTTCATAATCAGAACTGTCACTCAATTGTACAGAAAGACTTAGTTTTCTTGTGCCTGTACCTTTATACATCATATCAACATGTTTTTGGTAGAAACCTTTTTCTTTGGCATCATAACTTGTAAACTGTAAACTTTGAATATCAGTCAAATCATAATTAAAAAATTGGTCATTGATAGTTTTAATCTGGTGTACGAGACGTTCAAAAATCCAACGATTATCTAGAACATCAGAACGAATCCAAGCAATAGGACTACGGCGTACTTTAGCAAGTTCTTTAAGTTGTTCTGGTGAACCAGTCATGTCACCTACATTACCATAAGTTAAAGGTGAAGCATCTGTTCCTGAAGTACCGATTTCAATAATCTTTTTACATTCTTCTGGTGTGAATAGATTGTGTGCATAAGCCCAATTTTCATTTGTTGTTACATCTAACCACCAGTTAAATGCAGAAGCATAATCAGAGGTTGGTTTTGGTAAAGAAGAAGGATCTAAAGTTGGAGCATCACTCTCTTTAATATTAACATCACCAACAATAATTGTTTGGCCAGTTTTCTTAGACTTTGCTCGTGCTTTAGTTGCTGGTGATTCAACCAATTTCAATGATGGTTTTTTGTTCGCCTTAATTTTAACGGGAGCTTTAACTGGAGTTTTTGATTTCTTACTTGTAGTCAATTGGGTCATTTTTTAATTCCTAAAATAGGTCGTTTGTCAAATTTAAAATCTTTGTAGATACCATTAGCATCCACATAATGCAAAAACAATTGAATTTGTTGGTTGCCTTCATAAGGATCCCGCCAATGTTCAACATCACATCCTTTATATATTGCCATGTCTCCGGCGTTCAATAGGATTTTTTTACCTTCCATGTAGATAGGCCATGGTTTTGGATCATTATCGATACATAGTGTAGCACTATATTGGCAACTTGGTCGGTCTTTGTGTGGTGATAATGTAGAACCTTTCCAGTAGATTCGACCATAGGTATATGTTGGGAAAAGTTCTAGACCAGTTTCTTGTTCCATCAAAGGTAACAAGGTAACGGCAAGAGAATCACAGATGGTGGCACCGTAGAATGGGTAACCGATTGGACTTTGTTCATCACCGAAATGAGTTTTATTGTCCATGGATACACCTTTTTGATAATGGTCAACCGTTCTGGTCAACAATAATGTATTTTTGAGTAAGTCCAAGGTGTCAGGACTTAATACGTTTCGTACTACTTTATAAGGTTGTTTCATAGTATTTTCAATTAAAAATAATGTTTATGATATATTATATATTGTCGATTGGCAAGCCAGTTTTAATTTGACCTTGATCCATGTCAACAGTATTATGTATATATGCTGAATCCGATGGCAGATAAATACCTCTATATTAGGAGAGTTTAATGGCAACCATTACCACAAGACAAGATTTTACAAGTTATTGCCTGCGTAGACTAGGTGCTCCGGTTATTGATATCAACGTGGATGATGACCAGGTGAATGACCGTATCGATGATGCACTACAATATTGGCAAGATTACCATTTCGATGGTCTACAAAAAGTCTATTATATCAAATATGTAACTGGATCAACCTTGGTTGCGACTGCCAATGTTAGTTCATTCAGTAGCAACGCTGTTACTCTTATCGGAACAACATCAGGAGCCACAGCATCACTAACATCCGTAGCACCAGATAATGTTACCATGAGTGTTCAATGTGGCCAAGTGCCTTTTATTGCAGGTGAAGGTATCAACTATATTGACAGAAGTGGTAATACTCATACTGGCGGTGTTGGTGTACAAAGCTTTGACTTTGGTGACGTAGATAAACGATATTTGGATTTAAGTGGTGCCACAGATGCACAAGGAAATCCAATGGAGATTGTTGGTATTTCTCGTATATTCCCAATCTCAGATTCTCAGGCAACTGTCAATATGTTTGACCTTAGATATCAACTTCGTCTAAACGAACTCTACGACTTTACCTCCGCATCGTACATCAACTACACCTTAACACAACAACACTTACGTTCTCTGGAGATTATGTTTACTGGAGAAGTTCCTATTCGATTCCAAAGACATATGCAAAGATTGTATATTGACTGGAATTGGGGTAACTCAGAAGCACCAATTGGTACAGTTGTAGTTGCCGAATGTTATGCGGCAATTAATCCAGATGTTTACAATTTGGTATGGAATGACCGTTGGTTAAAAGAGTATGCTACTGCTCTCATTAAGAGAACATGGGGAAATAACTTATCTAAATTTGCCGGTCTACAATTACCAGGTGGTGTAACACTTGATGGCAAAACAATTCAACAAGAAGCCGTTACTGAAATTGAAAGACTTGAAAAAGAAATGGAAATGAATTACGGTGCGCCGCTTGAATGGTTTCTCAATTAAAATGTATCATAATCACCACATAATACCTAAACATATGGGTGGGTCAAATGATCCATCAAATTTGATAAAATTAACAATAGAAGAACATGCAGAAGCACATCGTGTATTGTGGGAAAAGTATAAAAAAATTGAAGATTATTATGCTTGGCAGGGGCTTTTAGGTAATATGACTGGTTATGAAATATTAAAAGGTATAATGTGTTCGGAAAAAATGAGAAAACATCTTTCTGTTAAAAGCAAAGAATATTGGAATAATTTATCAGAAGAAGAAAAAAAAATAAGATTAGAAAAATTTAATTCATATAAAATTGGAAATAAACATACATTAGGTAAAACTTGGAAATTATCTGAAGAATCTAAAAAAAATGTTTCGGATTCTAAAAGTCAATATTGGTTGATAACATTTCCAGATGGGCATAAAGAAAAAATAAAAAATATGTTAGAATTTTGCAGACAAAATAAATTGGACCAAGGAGCCATGTCTAATGTTGCAAAAAAGAAAAACAAACATCACAAAAATTTTGTTTGTGAGAAAGTAAAATAATATGGCAGTTTCACAATACTTCAACAATTACGGATCACTCAACGAACAAAGAGTGATTGAGGATATTATTGTAGAATCCATTAAGATAATGGGTTTTGATTCCTATTACATTCCCAATAACAATGCGGTTGCTCGTGACTTGTTATATGGTGAAGATCCAGTTAAAAAATTTGGTACTGCTTATCCATTAGAAATGTATCTTTCTAGTTCAATGGAATATTCAGGTGAAAGAGAATTCTTTTCTAAATTTGGTCTTGAAATTAAAAATAATGTTCAAGTTATTTTATCTAAGCGTTCTTTCAGTCAACGAGTACCTAATACTATTTCAAGACCACAAGAAGGTGATTTAGTTTATATTCCGTTTTTAAATGGAACAGGTGAATTATTTGAAATTAAATTTACCAACCAAACAAAAGATTTCTTTATGTTGGGAAGAAAAGTTCCTTATTTCTATGAATTAGAAATGGAGAAATTCAAATTCTCAGAAGAAATTATTTCTACTGGTATTCCTAATATTGATGCTGTTGTTAGTGATTCAGCATATACATTACATTTGAATACTGGTTCAGGAGCAGGAGTATATGCAACAAACGAACTTGTGTACCAATCAACAGACGGATCATATGCGAATGCTCATACTGTTGCTGTTGTTCAGTCCTGGATTCCTGCTACTAACATGTTGTCTGTGTCCAATATTGCCGGCGAGTTTATTGATGGTCAACAACTTATTGGCCAAACCAGCAACGCACAATACACATTAGTATCATTTGATCCATTATCAAATCCTGCAAACAAAGAAAATTATGATAATGAATATATTGCTAACAATGCAAGTTCTATTATTGATTTCTCTGAAACAAATCCTTTTGGTAACATATAATGGCCAATACAACTTATAATCGTATCATTCGTAAACTTGTTATAGGTTTTGGTAACCTATTTGATGACATTACATTGGTTCGTTACAATCCAGATAATACTGAAGCACAAAGATTTATTGTACCTATTGCTTATGCTGCCAAAGAATTATATGTACAACGCCTTGAAGGTGATCCCAATTTAGATAAAAAAGTTCAAATGACTTTACCTCGTATGTCGTTTGAAATGAATGGACTAACATATGATGCCACAAGAAAACAAAACACCAACATTAAGCAATTTGCTTCAACTACTGGCGGTGTATTGGCTCAGTATAATCCTGTGCCTTATAATTTTGACTTTAATCTTTACATATATGTCCGTAATATTGAAGATGGAACCCAAATTATTGAACACATTCTTCCTTACTTTACGCCAGACTATACAATCAAATTAAATTTGGTACCTGAAATGGGTATCGTTAAAGAAGTACCTATTATATTAAATTCAACTTCTTCTGAAGTAACATATGAAGGACCAAGAGATTCTGATCCTCGTATGATTATTTGGACTTTAAATTTTACCGTTAAAGGTTTTATATTTGGTCAAACATCAACAGCAGGATTAATTAAAACATCTATTACAAATATTTTAAATGATATTGGTCCAAATGATACTGTTCAATTTAATATGGGTGCCACAGGTGTAGGTAAATATCAAATTGGTGAAAAAGTTTATCAAGGTTATACTATTGGTACTTCTATTGCAACTGCTACAGTAGTAAATTGGAATAGTAACAACTCATTATACTTGACAAACATTAATGGTAATTTTGTTTCATCACAACCAATCATTGGTGCAACAACTAACGCAAATTATACTTTCAATTCATATCAAATACAACCATATAACTTTGCACAGATTGTTGTTACTCCTAATCCAGCAAACGCAAATGCGAACTCAATATATACATATAATACTTCTATAAAAGAAACTGCTAATATAGGAAATACTTACCCAACATCATGATAATTAATAATTTAACTATATCTGGATTGACTATAATTCCACCCCCACCACCTCCAATTGTAATACAATACTTGGTGGTTGCTGGTGGTGGCGGAGGTGATGCTGCTGGTGGCGGAGGCGGAGGTGCAGGAGGATTATTAAATGGGTCGACAACACTTACTTCTGGTGTTAGTTATACAATTACTATTGGTGCTGGCGGAACAGGACTTTGTGGTAAAAGTCGACAACCCTACTGTGTGGCAAGTCCCACATTTCCATCTGGTGGACAAAATGGCGCAAACACTAGTTTTTCTGGATCCGGTTTAACAACACTTACAGCTGTAGGTGGAGGAGGCGGCCTTGGAAATCCTTTATCATCGAGTATGCACGGCAATAATGGTGGTTCTGGTGGAGGTGGGCCTTTAGTATACGGCGGCGGTGCTGGATATAATTATCCAGGTCCAACACAACAAGGATATCCTGGAGGCAAATCATTTGTGTGTGCCGGTGGCGGAGGCGGAGGCGGTTATAGTTCAAGCGGCGGTTGTTATCGATCCAATGTTGGTGGTGGTAATGGTGGTAATGGATATACATGGCCATATACAACAAATACCTACGCTGGTGGCGGAGGCGGCGGTGGTATAACCAATGGGTCACATTCGTGTTTAGTTGGAGGAACAGGAGGACCTGGTGGTGGTGGAGCAGGCGCTCCGTCTACTTCTGCTGCAGCTAATCCAGGAACTCCAGGAACCTCAGGTACAGGTGGTGGTGGAGGAGGAGGAAATAATTATAATACTCCTGGAGCATTTGCTTGTGGATATCGAGGTAATGGCGGAAATGGTGGAAGCGGCACATTTATTTTAGCAATACCAACTCCACAATATCCAGGTTCTGCTCCAGGGGCTACAGTAACAACACCACCTGCAGCACCAGGTATGACAGTATTAACATACACATCATCTGGTACATATATAGCGTAAACAAATAAAAAAATTATGAATGAACTGAATAAAAATTTATCTGATATATTTGATGTGACACCAATACCAGAAGTTAAAAAAGAAAAACTTCCTACTGTGTCTGCAAAATATAATAAACCGGATATTGAAGAAGATTTGATTGATGCGTACCAACAATCAAAAGAAAATCTTCAAGGTTTAATAGACCAAGGCCAAGAAGCAATGGAAGAAATATTGAATATTGCCAAAGCAGGTCAACATCCAAGAGCATTTGAAGTTTACGGAACACTACTAAAAAATGTGGTAGATGCCAATAAAGAATTGTTGGCAATACAAAAACAAATGCGTGATATGGATAAAGACAATAAAAAAGGCAAAGGTGATACCAATATTGATAAAGCAATCTTTGTTGGGTCTACAGCTGAATTAGGTAAATTACTAAAAGACAATGGCCACAAGTAAACAATCCTACCGTGATAATCCTCTACTCAAAAGAGTAGGCGTACAACAGCAATACACACAAGACCAGTTTGATGAGTATGTCAAGTGTGCTAGAGATCCCATTTATTTTACCAAATACATTAAGATTATTACACTAGATGAAGGTCTGGTGCCTTTTGATATGTACGATTTTCAAAAAGATATGATTCGTACATTCCATGATAATCGTTTTAGTATTGTTAAATGCCCTCGCCAGGTTGGTAAAACAACCACTACTGTAGCGTATCTTCTTTGGACCGTTCTGTTTAAAGATTCTCAATCTGTTGCTGTTCTTGCTAACCGTGGTGGTACTGCTCGTGGTATTCTCAGTAAGTTACAATTAGCTTATGAGAATCTGCCTATGTGGTTACAACAAGGTGTGGTCGAATGGAACAAAGGCCGTATTGAACTAGAAAACGGTTCTGTGATTGTTGCTGATTCAACATCTAGTTCAGCATCACGTTCCGGTTCTTTTAATATTGTGTTCCTTGATGAGTTTGCTTTCGTACCATCTAATATTGCCTACGACTTTATCACTTCAGTTTATCCTGTGATTACTGCTGGTACTAAAACAAAAATCATTATTGTATCAACGCCAAATGGTATGAATTTATTCTACAAAATTTGGAACGATGCAATCAATAAAAAGAATAATTATACTCCGTTTGAAATTCATTGGTCTATGGTACCAGGTCGTGATGAAGAATGGAAAGAAGAAACAATTAAAAATACTTCTGAACACCAGTTCCGTCAGGAGTTTGAAACTGAATTCTTAGGTTCTACCAACACATTAATTTCTTCCACCAAATTGCAGCAATTATCATATCAACAACCGATTGCTGAACATGACATGATGAGGATTTATAAAAATCCGGTCAAGAGTGATGGTGAAGGACAAAAAGAACACATGTATGCTATTTGGGTTGACGTATCAGAAGGTAAAGGATTGGACTCATCTGCCTTCTCTGTAGTTGATATTTCTACCATGCCGTATGAACAGGTAGCCACATACAAGAGTTCATCTATTTCTACTTTATTATTTCCAACGGTCATCTACAATGCAGCCAGACTGTATAACGATGCCTATGTTTTAGTAGAAATTAATAATACTCCACAGATTGCTGATATTCTTCACCAAGATTTGGAGTATGAAAACTTATTTAAAGTATTTACTGGTAATAAAAAACCACAACAATTATCGGCCGGTTTTG